CTAGTTACATCTCTATTTACTATATCATCCTTTGTTAAACTAGAATGAATTGAACTAAATACACTAAATCTATCTCTATAATCTACTTGTTGAATCTGAAAAGCTCTAATCTCGTTTACAAGAACTAATTGATTAATAACAGGTTTTAAGATAATATCTCCATTAGAGTTAATTATGTGATTGACTGCTATATAATCGTTAAGATAATTTTTAATTTGTACTGCTTCTTCGAATTTCTTAACTAATGAAAATTTTGCAGTATCAGGTGTAGATTTATAAGATAATAGTAAATCATTTGTTGCTTTATTTTTTCTATCTAGAATTGCTTGAAAATCTTCTTTTTTCATTTCTCTATAATCTGCAGTAGTACGATAATAGAAAGTAGCACTATTTTTCCAAGGATTATTGAATAGTCTTTGTCTCCCCAAGATTTGTGGTAAATCTTCACTAATATCAACTGCTAAACAATCTGAATTAGAATCACTAAAGATAAATGATTTAGCGCATAAGCTATAAAAATCTGCACCTAAATAAACGGTACGTGTGCAGAAGGTAAACATCTTTGGCTTCTCTGTTTTCTTAGGTACCTTCCCTATTGTAAAAGATTTTCCTAATTTTCTTTTTATTCTTTTAGCATTATCATCAGTTCTAGAACAAAGAATATTTACCTGTTCTGGAGTTAATTCATTTTTCTTGATAATAGATATAATATGATTCACACTGTTTACATAAAATACTGCTTCATCTGATACTACTTTTACAGGTTGACCATCTCTCATTACTACTACTTCATCAAAGTCTTTTGAAAGATACTTTTGAATAATTTCTGAAGCTTTTTCACCAACTGATCTCATTAGATAAATATCTAATTTTGGTTTGATTACTCTACTAGAGTCTGAACTATACCAATCTAAATCAAGATAAGGAAGATCTTTAAATTCATCTAACATTTCTAGATACTCATCCATCATAGGAGTTGCACTAACAAAGTATGCCGTTGGAGATTGTTTAAGATATTCCATAAATCTCATTTCAGTATTACTTTTAAAGCGAGCATCATGTAAGATACTTTGAAATTCATCTACTACTGTCACAAATCTTTCAAAAATCCTTAATTTTTCAAGAATATCTTTAACAATCCTATATGAGTCATAGGTTACGAGGATTTTGGCTGGTAAACCTGATAAATATCTTTGATAGGTATAAGTATCGATCTCTCTATATAGTCTTTCATAGATTTCAGAATTATCTTTTTTCTCTTCTACTAATACAAATTCTTTTGGTTTAGTATCTTTACTAATATCCTTATCAGAATCTGGATCCTTATCCATTTCATTAACTACTAAATATACATCATTTTCATGCTGTCCTTTTTTATTTTCTAATAACATTTTTCTAGGACTGCATAGGATAACATTCTCAGGACCATTAATACAGTATTCAGTAAATCCACATCCTGGAAGTTGTTTGTTTATTATACATTTACTTGGAAAATTAGAAAAACAGAAATCTTTCCATTCTCCTATATACCTAATTCCTCTAGGTACAATAATCTTATCTTTAATCATAATTTTATAAAGTTTTAATTAATCTATTATAGATTCCAATACAGAATCCAGTTACATAAAATTGAAGACTAGGGATACCCTTTATAATCTTCATTCAATTGTAAGGATTTAGAGTTAGTAGAAGAGCAAAACTACACTTTAAATTAAACATTTAACCTACGTACTCTATATAGTCTTCTAATTAAAAAAAAAGTGCATCAATATATTCGATCTCCTCCCAAAGGGAGATCGAATTCTTATAATCCATTTAATCTCTATATAGTTTATTCAGTCTAGAGCCCGTAGGGCCCTGGAGTGAACCTGAAGCTGTGCGTAATGGTGAACGGAAGGTATAATAATGGGTTCCTTAGTCTTCAAAAATAAGATACAATAGATTAAAAATCTTATAAGTGTTATGAAGTTACCAATAAAATTTTACAAGTTTATCTCTAATATAGATTATTTTTCAGAGATACACAAATATCATAAACATGAGAATAATGAAGATATGATTATTGATTATATGATAAGTAATCTAGCTTTTCTTCTAACTCCTTCTAATTTTCATCGAAGGGCGTCTTATTGTTTTAATAATTGGTTTTCTATTCTCTTAGAAATAGATTCGATCAAGTATAGTTGGGTAAAGAAAGTTGACCTACAATTCTTAAATAATACATCTGTAACTAAACAACAGATTATAGATTGGGAAGTACTCAATTTTACAGGGAAGAATAAGATTTTCACTGTGAAAAGAGAAAAATGAAGTTTTGCTACTTTAAATCTCTGATTTCCTTATATGTGGAAAAAGAGCCCCAGACTTAATTGTCCAGGGCATATTTGATTATTTACATAACCAAATTGAAATCGCTTTCAAAGTCTTTAATAATATTTTTATTAAAGCTGAAGCTGTGAGAGATATCACTAAGATTCTCCCAAAAGTCATGAACACTGTAATGAGCATGACTGATGAATAAAACTCAGGTGTTTGCATTTTAATTGAGTTTTTTAAATTAAAAATATAAAAGATAGATCGTCATTATATCCAATTTCTTTCAATACTTTAGGATTCTATGACCTCATGATCTATCTTCATATATAAGGCTTTGAAGCATTTCTAGAAGGAAGGGTAGTTTTGATACTATTCTTCCTTTGATTTCCTTATATGTGTAGTTAATAATTAAAAATATAAGACTATGGAAGAAAAGATCGATTTACCAGAGAAAGGAATAGTAGTTGGCTTTGAACTTGAGAACTTAGAGGATTACTTGAATTGTACGGAGCATTTAGTACAGGTTCATGGAAAGTTTGAGGTCCTAGCAGAGATCGAGAAAAAAGTAAAGTACGAAAAGATTAGACACCTCGCCAAATTTCTCATGACGGAATATAATCCAGAGTTAAAAAGGAATGTGGTTTTTAGGTTGTCTAAGTTTAAAGAACGTCATGAACACAACGGCGAGACGGTTTATATAGCTTATTATAGGTTTGATGGATTTGTATCACTTTAGGAAATATAGGGAGAGACTTTTAAGGTTTCTCTCTTTTTTCTTTCAGGTACAACAAAAAGAAACTACACTTATCCATCTCGGACCAGTGTAGTTTGATTAGAATTATAGTATTTTAAGAAGTTTATCTGAGACATTATCGATCTTTATAGTTTCGTATGTTCCATCTCCTTTAAGCCAAATTAATCTTCTCCCCAGGATCTTTAAGCCAATTGATTCTAACATTAATTGATACATGCTAAATTGTAGGGTATAATGTCCTAGGGGTTCATCTATTAAATTATCAAAAGGAGGATACATTGTGATTCCCTTCGACCTCTGATAATCTTTCGTAAGTTCTTCATTTGTTTTCCAGTCTCCTATAATAAATCCAGGGTTATCAGGGGAATCATAGTAGAATAGAAGGTCGGTAGTTCCACAAAATTTAGTATTAATTTCTGGGATATACTTTGATGACATCCTGAATTCTGCACCGACCGGAATTATCGAAGGCGGTAACTCAGAATAAAATTTGAGGATACTTTCTTCTTTAGGTGCGAAGGGAATTAACCAACCCTCCTCTGGAATATATTGCCTTCGGATATTGGTCGGAATTAATTCAGGGTAACCACATTTTATCCATGTCATTGCTTCTCCAAATTCATGATACTTCGTTCCTTGTGTTACTGATTTTACATTTTTATATTTCCATTCTCTGAGGACATCTTCTTGAGTTCTTCCATTCTTTTTTGCATATCGTTCTGAGATTGTATGTTTATCGAAGGGTCTAACAAAGTTTTCGATTATATTAGAAACTGGTGTATATTCTTCAGTTCCTATAAAATACTTATGTCCTTCTTCTATAAATGTTATATCGGAAAAATGTTCAGATATTAAGTTTCTTGTTGTTTGTATAATTTCTTCTGTAGTCATATTCTTTTATTTTATTATCATATATAAGATTCACTAGTGCAGAGAAGAGCAAAATCCTTACTTATGATATGAAAATAATGATAAGTTTTGCAGATTTTGAGTATATACTAGAAAATCGAGTAGAGTTTAATCTGCTAAGTAAATTTAATCGTACTAAAGATCCAGAATTAAAAGCTATAATTTCTTTAATTCTTCTTGCTGAATCAATATCTAATGGAGCAATAATAACTTTAAAGAAATTAACGTTTGCCACTGCTTTAGAGGGTATAGATTTATGGAGAGGGAAAGTTAATACTAGAAGTTATGCGAAGATTAAAACAATAGGGGATTTGAAAGAATGGTTAAGATGTAATTTAGTTGGAAAATTGATAACAATAAAAAGACATGGAAAAAACGAGGTTAGAGTTATTGATTTATTGTTATCAAGAGAAGAAAATTAAGATCCGACTTTCACAAGCCAGATCTTATCAGAATGATTTATATAATTATTTTTTATTTTTTATGCATATATAAGAGTTTGGAGGATTGAGAGATGATATCAATAATAGATGTTTTAAATAATGGAGAAGAAATTGCAAAGTATTTAGAAGTAAGATTTCATACAATTAAATATGCTGATGACTATTACCATAAGTTTATCTTAATTCATTCTTTGTGTAAATATGCGAATAGTTTAGATCCAGTTTATCACACTCTTATAGTATATCATACAGAGTTGATTGGGTGGTCTAGTGAAATCGATCTTAATAGTATAGGAAGTATAAAAACTAAGGAAGATTTAGCAATATGGCTTAAAGATAATTTAGTGGGAAAAATAATAACACTTAAGAAATATGGAAAGAATAATGATTTCGTATCCTGAATTTTATAAACATCTGGATCTTTTATATGAGAAAAGATTAGATTATAAAAATTATAATAATTATATAAAGTCTTTTAAGGAAAGAATGACAGAAGATGAACTAGTATATTATTTACTGTCAAGTATATCTTGCTTTATTAAATCTTATAATAATCAAGGATTTCTTTATATATTGGGTGTAGTTATGATTTTTATAATTAAAGCACTTGAAGAAATAAATCCAGAAAAATATAAGAATCTAAAATCTCCAAAAACATTTCTTATATCAAAAACATTTAATTCTCAACAGGAAGCTCAAGATTGGATTTTAGATAGATTTTTAGGAAGAATATTAACACTTAAGAAAAATGGAAAGAATAATGATTTCGTATCCTGAATTCTTAGAAAATCTAGAAGAGTATAAAAATAAATACTCTGATTCTAGGGGTTCACTTCAATATAGAAATAAAACAGAAATTATGTTGATTCAAAATTTAATATTTCGTAAGGAAGTGGTTAAATTTTTTATTGAGAAGATTTTTTCAATTAAAAGAATAAATGAAAAGAGATCTTATACCATTTTTGGAGTTTCTGAAAATAGCAGATGATCCAGGAACAGAGACTAGAAGACATTTGTTAGATCAATATTTTCCTTGGGATAGATATTATACAAAACTATCTGAACGAGGAATGTTAATTGGAATTGGAATACAGTTAATAAACTCCTATATATTTTTTGATGAATCTCGTAAACTTTCTAAGAATGCACTTCAGAATGTTAATAATATTATAGGTCATCTTATATCAACATTTCCAGAGAAGTATTCGGGGTGGAAGAAGATGAGCCCAGAAATATTAAAAATTTCTGAAGATCTCTCTAAATATTCTTCGAAAAATGAATTAGTATCTGAGATAGTTTGGTTATTTACAGGAAAACTTTTTAAATTAAAAAAGACAAGAGTTTAATTCTCTTGCCTTTATTTTTTTGAAGAAATAAAAAAATGGTAATGGACCAAACTTATTTCGCAATCCACTACCTGACCTGATAAATATTCCAAAAAGTCGTACTTACTTTAAGTTCAATTTATCTTAGCTAACCTTTATCGCTACAAGGGTATATCTTTTTGAAGTTCTAATAGTTAATTTCTTAACTATCATGAGTATTTCCCAAAGATAATAATTACAAATACCTTTATAGAATTTTACAGTGACCTTAGAGGTATATAAAATTTCTATCTTCTACCATATATAAGAATTTCAGGGGTTTAGAAATACCCAAATTTTTGTAGATTATTTATTAATTCTTGTATATTATCATCTATCTTTTCTTTTTCCATGTTGTTCCAATTAACTCTATCATTTTGTTCTGGATTACCAAATATTCGAGTTATCCAATAGGGGATTTTAGTTCCTCTTATATTATCCCATCTAGATGTGTTTGTTTTTTCAGAAAGTGCCCATAATACTTCTTCTATTGTATATAACATAGATTGGTGAATATGTAATGATACTTTAAAAACAGATCTCATTATTCCTATTATATTATCTAGGAACATATTTAATTGATCTTTATTAGTAAATACTCCAAAATTTCTCGAATCTATATTATAAATATCTCTCAAAGTTAGTATTATTCCTTTTCTAAACTTAAAATTATTATAACCTCCGATATATCTATAAAGTTTATCTATGAATTCTAAGGCTCCTTTATTACTAATGATAAAGTTATTAACAATTATATCAGAAAAATCAAACATATAGTTATTATATACATTTAATCCAGATAAACTACTATAACTATTTTTAATATTTTTCTTGATAGATTTATAGAATTTACCTCTTACTATAGTACTTTTTCCATATTCATAAAAACGATATGTAGGAAGACCATATTTGAAGTACATATAAGTATCTCTAACTCTATCATCAATAGCTTTTTCATCATGAAAACTAGAATCAATTTCTACAATGAATTTCGCTTTATAAAAGAAATAATCAGAAAGTATATAATGTTTCTCCCAAAGTTCTGTTCGAGTTTTTGGAACTTTCTCTTTAGTTAATATTTCTTTCCAGAGCTCTCTATCCATTATTGGAACGGGAAATTCTTTTATATACTTTGTAAAATCTTTTTCTTGCGTTAATTCATTTTTTATTTTTTCTATATCTTCTTCAAACTTTTTTGAAAAACTACTTTCATTAGCGATAAGAGCATCTCTTCTATTTTTAATAATAGAGATGTGAGTGTTATCTTCTTTTAAAAGATACGTTGGAATGATATATCCTTGTTCAATCTCTTCTGCATAATATTTGCATCCCATAGCAAATATCTTAATTAGGTCTGTATTCATAAGTTATATTAATTTTATTTCTATTTATAAGGTTTAGACCTTAAGAGCCTTATATGTGTAGTTTATTACATGAAAAACAAACTTAAAAGAAATGAAAATTGAACAAGAATTAATCGATGAATCTTATAGAGGATTCGTAAGAAGAGACCTAGTAGATCTATACCAAAGATTTATAGGTGAAAGAAGTGGAGGAAAAGTACATAATTCATCATTATCTAATGAGATAACTCCTGGTAATGATGTAAATGTTAGTGAAAGATTTTTAAATAGACAGAAAAGGAGGGGGATTAAATTACTAAGATTTCCGAAAACTATTCATATAATTAAAAGATGTTATGAAGAAAGGTTTGGTGGTTTTATTGAATCTGTCTATACTATTGAATATGGAATTTTGCATTTAATGTACTTTGATGAGAATGTATTAATTGAATTCTCTAAAACATTTCGATCTCTTGAGAATGATAATATAGATGTATTGAGAGAAAAACTCAGAACTGTATTATCTGGAAAAATTATAGGAGATAATAAATTCATTTCTGTAGATAGAATAGAAAACCTAAGAACCAGAAAATAAAAAAATTGAAGGAGACTTTTTACAGTTCTCCTTCTTTTATTTTTCTTCTTAGGACATAAAATCTAGCTTTTTCGTTTTTACTAGATCTAAGTCATTAAATGGAGTACCTTCGATAAGATTTACTCCTGTTTGTTGTAAAATCCATCCAAGTCCGGTCAAGTTTCCATATTCATCTACTACAATCTTTTTATCCCATATTGTTAGTTTAGGGAAATATAATTTGTAGTCCGGGAAAATCATACTCCATTCATCTTCATTTCCTTCTAAAAATTTATCTAGTTCAGGGTGAGTATTTATTTTTTTTGTTCTCCCATTCCATATCACATCAAAACACGGCCGAAGAATATATGGACAAACTTCGACTCCCTGACACTCTCCTGGTTCTGATGTTCTAGAAATAACTTTACATTTATTTCTTACCAGAGTCATTATTTTGTCCATTGAGTAGTCGGCCGTATTAATTATCACTATCTTTCCGGTTATATATGTTGGATTCTTTGGGTTAACGTGAATTAGACTACCTACCGAAGGATCTATCTCTTCTTGTAAGTAAATAGCCTCGATAAAAGCATCTAATCCATTCCCATAATATACGGAATTCATTTTTTTATCTCCTTCCCTAGTAATATCCCAGCAAATTCAGTAAGATCTACATCCCTAACAAATACATCAACTGGCTTAATGAATATAACAGTCCTTTCTACTATTGTCCCATCTTCTCTTACTGCTGATACATTATATAGGTTTTTTGATATTTTAGGGAGAAATGATTCAGGTACATATTTCCAATCAATTGCCATAGCTTCATCATCAAACATCTCTGATACTAGGTATTTTTCTTGTTTCATATCTTATATTTTTTAAAGTTGATTAATAATTTGTTCAGTATATGCTACCGGATCGAATTTCTTAAGCTCTTTCAATCTTGTCTTGAGCTCTTTTATACGATCCGAAGTATCTTTATTTTTTCTAAGGTAACTGATAGGCTTTGACATAACAGAACTAACTATTTCCTGAGGCATTCCAAATACTTTCATAATCTCTTCGTCAGTTGCTTTTGGATTTTTGTTTAATATATAATCCGAAATTAATGGAATAGCCTCTAAAACCGCAATATCAAAAGTAGTTTTTTCTATCTTCTTCTGATTTACTTTTACAATTAGATCTATGTAATTTTTATAAGTATAATCTAACCAATCATATAAACCAATTCGAAACATTGTGGATCCAGTAGTTACGTTTGTTGTGTAGTTTGTAGCACTATAGCAACACTTTCTTGCTAGATCTTCAATTTCTTCAATAGATATTCCTCTTGCTCCTGGAACTTTAGATATTACCATTTTAGGACCATTAATATCAGTAAGATCTTCCATATATACTTTTCCTTCTTCTGCAAGTTTTTTAAACTTTTTAAAATTAGGTGTAAATAAGAAAGTATCTCCTTCAAATAATATTCCTGGATTACCAAAATCATCAGTTACTCTTGTTAATTTGTATGAATATATTACTCTACCTTTACCTGTTTTCCATAATCTATCAAGTTCTGAATTTTCTTTGTCAATTATTAAGTTTGCATTCGGTTCTAGGAGTAACGGGTTATTATTTATATAGGCTTGGTATAATGATTTCGGACTAAAATTCGGATAATCATTCTTAACACCTATGCACAGACCAGTTACCGATGTTTTCATGTAAAGACAAAGAGGTATAGGAAGTGGAAGATAAGATATTTCCATTGGTCCTACTGGCGATTCTACCATAGGAACCTCTTTCCATAATTCTCCAAGTACTCTATTGTATACATCTGAAACCATTTGTTTTGTATATCGAGGAGCGGCATACTGATTGTATACACCATTTATTTCCGTATATCCCCATGAACCGTGACCTTCAAAAACTCCAGTATGTACGAGATTAGCATTAAGTTCTTCAATACCGGAAAGACTATGAGGATGATAGTTTGCTACACTTGAAATTACTGTAGTACTAGGTATCATCTTCCCTTTTGGAAATTGAAGAGCTGAATATATTAATCTTCTATAACTAGGTTTACAACCATCTTGTATAAATGCTGTATGTCTTTGATTATTAATATAATTACCAAAATCTAAAAAAGCATCTCTTGCTATTTCTCCAATAGCTTTTTGTTGAATTAATTCTTCTTGTGTAATTTGTGGTAATTCTATTTCTTTCTTTTTTCTAGCCATATTATTCAATTATTCTAAATTCGTCTAAATTATACCAAAAATCTTCAGATACTCCTGCTTTTACTGAAATCGATTCTTCTGAATTAAGATTTGTTATTTTTATTGAGAAAGACATAATTCCTCCTCCAATTCCACTTTTAGATATAACTACTGGTGGATATTCTAGAAGAATTAGGTCTCCTTGTTTAATATCTCTTATAAATTTTTCAAAAGTTTTACTCGTACTGTATCTCATTTCAATACATTTCATTGAAATTACCTGAACTGTATATTTTACTGTAGGTAATTCTTGTATATTGAAATTTCCCATTTTAAATGTTTCCATGATCTATTACTTGTATTTCTTTCATAGCATCCCAAAACTCATTAATTGCACTTTCAGGAACTATTATTGATTTATTACTTCTAAGATTTGTTATCTTAGTTCTTACAGATTTCATTCCTGACTGTGAATTTCTTTTAAGAATAGGAGGAATTTCTAGAAGAATTATATCTTCTGGGTTAATTCCATCTAAAAATATTTCCCTTTTCTTATTATTTATGTAGTAAGTATTTTTATCCATCTTAGAAATTACTTTAATAAAATATTTCATTGTTGGTAATACATCCCTACTATTTTCAATACCATTAATTTTATAAATCTGTAAATCCATTATCAATTATTTTGAATTTCCCGAAATAATAATATAAGATATTTAATTCCAGAGTGCTAAATTTCATACTCTTTTTATTCTCTAAATTAGTAACTGTGACATATCCTTGAAGTAATAATGAATATGAAATCATTACTAAATCTCCTTCATTCAGATATAAGTTTATGAATTCTTTTTTCTCCTTATTCATTAACCTATAAATTTCAGAATTTTTATTAGTTAATATTTTCTTAGCTCTATCACAACATATATTTTGTGGTTCACCAAGTAATATTACTATTTTAACTTCTGGAATATTTGGATATTTATAAGTCTGTGAATCCATATGGATTAGTTATAATTCCGGCATCAAATAATAGTTTTTTTCTTTCTTCAATATCTTCTGTCAGTTTCATACTATAGTCGAAACCATCCGGAGTTACTTGAATTAATTTTCTAGTTGCCGGATTATAAAAGATATCATAAATATCTTCAGAATTAAAAGCTCCTAGACCTTTTCTGCGAAAAAATGGTTTACTCGGATCTAATCCTATCGGAAATATTCCATTATCTTGTAATGGATCTCCAGGATAGAACTTTTTATCACCTTGTTCAAATATTGGTGACATTATTTGATAAACCATTCCAAAATCTATCAAAAATCTTCCGAATTTTCCAAATAAATATAGAATTAATTTTTTTATCTGTTCGCCATCAGGGTCCGCATCAACTGCGATAACAATTTTACCATAACGGCTGTATTTTTTTATCAATTCATAAGCTTCTTCAAAAGATTTTGCATCCTTTGTTACGTTATTTACATCCATACCAAGTCCAATTACTTTGAATATAGTATGAATTTCTTTATTATCTAGTGCCTGATCTACAGTCTTATCTAGCACCGAAAGTATCTTACCTCTTAACGGGAGTACTGCGTGGAACTGAGTGTTATGTCTTCCACTTTTTAGTGATCCTGCTGGACTTAGCAATATGTTAATAATTCTATCAATTGATTCTTGATAGTTCAGCATATATTTTTATCTATTTTATTATAGATAGTGAATACAGTATGCGTTACATCAAAGAATTTATCTTTGACTCGGTATTAGATTTACTTAGGATATTTTTTCTCTAAGGTCTTTCACCGAATTTACTCACTTATAATTTAAGACATTTCTGATTTAAACGGCCTAATTTGACCTTCACAGAGGAATAATTCACAATCCCATCTGTTTTTTCCAGTTGCGTCACTAAAACCCTCTATTAATTCAACCCTTGACTTAAACATATTTCTTCCCTGAGCATCATCAATCATTTTTTGCGCTTTTTCAGCTGCCGAGAATGATCTCATTGAATTATAAATAGTATTCAATCTATCTACATGTTCTTGCCAATAGTCAGGGTTAGATCTAAATATTTTTATGAATTCTTTTACTAATGCTCCTGTGAAATCCGATTGTTTTACTTTCCCAATAGATTTTAATCGTACTTTAGTTTGACTATCGAACGATATTACCTCTGCCAGGAGCACAACACATGATTTAAAACCATTCATAGTGTATTTATGAGTAATTTTATACTCAGCTCTAATTGCTTGGTCAAAACATGCTTCTATATAATTTAAATGTTGTCCCGTATTTACTACAAGACCGTTCACACTACCATAACTACTTTTATTAGACATCTCAGGATCTACATCAAAATATATTAAAACTTTTACTTCTGAATTTTTACTTGTATCTTCAGGAATAATAGTTTTAATAATTTTGTATTTATAAATATCAAGATCTGCAGCTGTCATATTTTTTCCATTTGCAATAACAGTTACTTTTCTTTTATAAAATTCCTTCATTATAAGAAGAAAATAGTTTAAGTTATCATATGGAATAACAACTCTAGGGTCAGGAACATATGTAGTACCTAGTTTGAATAAAACTATAGTACTCATTCCTGTTGGTAAATTCACGCCAAGTTTTTTATTTACATCAGAAAGTTTCATAGCACCTTCAAAAGTAAGATTACCGTAATTCTCATATACAACTATATAGAATAGATCTTTTTTACTTCTAGGTCCTTGTGATTCCCAAAGTTGTTTTACTTCTGGAATAGATTTATCATAATTATCTTGTGTAATCTTTGATAATAAAATATATTGTTCAGAAAGGGCACAGGTACAAGCACTTCCTACACCGTGCAAGTTTTCTATGATTTTCATCATAAGTTTAGACTATCTCATCTAAAAGTTCAGTTCTGTACTTAGTCGTTAAACAATAAAATAATTTTTTATTGCTTGGTATTAGATTATTATATCTTTCACCAATTTTTGCAGAATTTTCTTAGGAAACATTTCCTAAGCCGCCATCTGACGGCCAATGTGAGCGCCTGTATCGTCCCCCTTCCCATTAAATTTACTTCCAGAGTTTAATGTACTTATAGATAAATGTGCCATAGTTTTTCCAGGTATCTCACTCATTCTTAGTGGAATACCCCAGCTATTATCTGCTACTAGATTAAATCCATTATAATTTTCTGTATCTACTATGATTGTTGTTGCATCAGGATTATCGTAAAGTACATCTATTGCATTATCTATAATTTCTCGAAAAGCATTACATGCACCTTCACAAGGTTTTCCTGATGGATCTGGAGCAAGAGATCCTAACATGTAATCCGGATTAGTTAATACATTTTCCGGCCATTGTAATAATCTAATATCTCCAGGTCCTTTTTTCTTATTTTCTTCCATAAATAAAATTTAGTTTATTAAAAAATTTAATATTAATTAAATATGTTTTCATTTATAAATAGTGGGAAGACAACACAATAATATCTTCCCATCTATAAGGTTTACATGTCTAATGGTTGGTTGTTTTCAGGATCTAATGCAGTAAGATGTCCTATAGATTTTAAAATGTTCCATGCATCTTGACCATTTAAAACGTAATAATTATTTATTAAAGTATTTGATTTCAAACTTCTGTAAATTTTTCTTTGAGAACTATTAAGGTGCTCATCTTTGTATAAATCTTTTAAATTAGTATAAGTTTTTATTATTTTTGTTTTATCTTTTGAAATTATAAAATATACGTATTTTAATTTATTAAAAAGTGCATCATTATCACCTTCTTTAATACATATATAAGATTTTTTACATAACATTGCAGATAATAAAGTTCCTGAAAGATTCAATCCTTTATTATAATCTGTTCCATATATAAATTCATATGCTTCTCTAGTGTGTGTCTTTAAGATAATATCTCCATATAAATTACAAACGATAATAGTATTACTTATGTACTTTATTGTATTAATATTATTCATATTCTCTTTATTATTACATAGTTTAAGATTATCAAAATGATTATTTTTTCGATCTCTATCAATATGATCTACAATTTCTCCCTTTTCTAAATTTCTTCCTAGAATATATTCCATTATAATTCTATGAGCAGGGTATGTTTTATGTTTAATTGATACATGAACATATCCAGTAGTATTTCTTTCGTCACTATAGTATGATAATTTCTCATCTATTTTAATAAATCCTTTTTTACATACATACAATCCTGGATACTTCCAATGTTCATACCATTCATAATCATCTAGATTTCCTGAAAATCCTGGAATAATTCGATTTGGTTTTTCGTATTTCCAAATCATCCCTTTATAAGTTCCTCCTTTAATCGCAGCAGACTCTATAGAAGATCTTACATATTTACTTGGAGTATCCCTTGCATAAAATCTCTCAACTTCTTTTCCATCTAGGGTATATCCAACATACATTCCTAAAAATTTTGTATTTCTTAGTGATACTTTATCAGTTCTCCAGTTTTCTTCTGGAGTAACCCACTCTAAATTATTTAAAGTGTTATCACCTCTATTATTATTTATATGATTAACTACATTATATATGTTTGGATTAGGGTTATTTAAGAATACAGAAGCAACCATTCTATGAACACTTGAATTAATTGATTTAGGCTTTCCATTTTCTCTATAAGTAGAGGTAAATCTTATATATTTATTCTCACTAACTACCTTACTTAATAATCTTCCAGTTTCTAAATTTTTCATTTCCCCTCTCTTATTTACTCCATATCTTCCAGAAATTTCTTTAGGAACTATAGGAGCTTCAATAGGCATAAATACATCATCGGGTAAGAAAGGATATTTTTCACGTTGTACAAAAATTGAAGGTAAATTCTCCATAACTAATAAAATTTAAGGTTTAAGTTTTTCCAATTTTTCTAGAAGGCCAGAGAATATATTACGTCCTCTAGCTTTTCCATATAACTCTTTACAATACCAAGAGAGAATGTCAAATAAGCTATCTTTTTTATCTCTTGGATTAATTTTCGCCGCCATATTTATCACTTCTATTTTTCTACCGTTTTGTTCTAATAGTTTTAAAATAACGCCGAAATCAAAAATACTAACTCTATCGGCGGTATCTACAACTATAATATCAACGGTAGAGTCTAATATAAGTGATTCTAATTTTGGCGAAGATTCTGTAGGTCCTGATATCTCTGAAACTGAATTAGAGATTTTATAACCTTTGGCACTACAATAATTCAATAATCGTTTTTCTTGTTCTTCTAATTCATTTCTTTTATCTTCAGAACTTACTCTAGAATAAATTACTGTAGTTAATTCTTTTTCAAGTTTTTCCTCAGAATCTACAATAATCCATCTATGTTTAAATTCATCTATTTCAGATTTGACTACTCCTTTAGAGATCCAATTCTCAACAGTTCTTCTAGTCACTCTGTGAATTTTTGCAAAAGTATTTATTCTATATTTCATAACACAATAACTATAAAATTAAACAACATTTTCGTATTATTTCATATATAAGGCATACATTAGAAAAAGGTAGCGAAATGTGGATTATTTTTGATGTTTTTAGCCATCTTAACCTATAAAATGAGCCAAAATAACCCACTATCCTAAGAGAGGTTGATTTTGCTCTTACAGATGGTTGAGTTCCTTAATAATGAAGTTAAAGAAAAAATAAAATCCCTAGAACCGTTTAAGTCCTAGGGTAAAAGAATTAATCTACTCTTTTATTTTTTAATTTATCACACTCTATTTTTGTTCTTGCCAAAGCAATAGCGTGATTGAATATATCTATGAGAATGTTATCATCCTCTAGAAATATCATCATTAGTGTCATGATAATTGCAATGATGATATGTTGAATAATTTCTTTATTATTCATAGAAATAATCATTTTAATTACACCTTTTTCTACGGATTAAATTTATTCTATGAATTTTTCTTTAACTTTAAAAAAATTAATGCTAGCTTCTTTTTGTATATCTGCGAAATATACTTTAGGAGCTAGCTCATTTATTTTCTCTTCATATATAAGGCTTTGAAGCATTTTTAGATGGAACTAGTTTTTAACCGGATTCTGCATTACCCTGAAAACCTTATATGTGTAGAAAGGAAAATAGAGTTCCTAAGAGGTTAAAAATAATACCGTCTAAGAAACCCTATTAGCCTTATATATGTAATAAAAGATAGAAATATCTGATATTACCTAAAGACATAGTATATCTGATTTAAAGGATATATTATGTCTTTTTTACTTTTTGAGACAATAATAACGCAATGCCTGAAGCAAATAGAAGGCAAATAAAAATAATAATTATGAAAAATTTAAAAGAACTTTGGTCAGCAGTATTAGAGGGCCAAGAAGAGCAAAAGAACAATTATTATGCAACTCTAGTTCAAATTGGAGTTCATGGTAGATCAAAATTTTCGATATTAGAAGAGGATATCGAAAATCAATTCGGCGAGAATTTAAGAGAACTATTCATGCCGAAAGATTGTAATAATCGCGTAAGATCGATTGTTGTGATTGAACGATTATCAAACGAGAATGAGGAACAAAAATATACAGTCTTTATATTAGAACATTCTCAAGATCAGGAAAATAACGAATTTATTGCTAGATTAAAAAATTACAAAGGCGAAATCGTTGGAACAAAACTGACTATGGATGAGTATAGAGAAGAGTTTACAAAATCATTTGATATAACAACTATAAAATGTTGGAAGGATATTCTCGACTTGTTTGAAATCTAAGATTATTATGTATGGAGAGGGATAAAAAATTCCTCTCCTTTTTATTTTCCTTCAAAGCCTTATATATGAGATAAAAAAGTAATAATATACTCCTTAAGCAATAATAAAAAGCTTAGGGAGTTTTAAATTTTTATAGTATGAAAAAGACAAATAGAGAAAAAATCAGAAGAGAATTTCAAGAATTAAAAGTTAAGTTTGAAAAGATTAATTTCAAACAGGTAAAACTTGAATTTGAAAAAGGAACAATTACTGAAGACGAATTTATTGAGAAATCAAGAGTGGTCTTTGCATTAAAAGCGAGGTTTGAAAAATTACTAGAAAAAACTAAGTGCCTAAAATATCAAAGCAAGGCGATTAAGGAACTTTATGGGTCAATGAGAAAATATTGCATTAAGAGTGATATTATCGATCCTTGGTATAAAGAGATAATAAAAAATTTACAAGTTCCATTTATTTTAGGATTAGCCTTAGTAGCTAGAGATCGAGAACTAGTAAAGTTTAGTAAATCATTTATTAATGGAATTAAGAAAGTAGTTGTTTAGAAGAGGGATTAATTTCCCTCTTTTTATTTTGTACGTTGAAAAAAAAGATAGATATAGTCTTACTATATCTATCCTTAATAATTTATTTATTCTTTCTATAAGAGAGAGTTTCCGGATTATTCATATTTTCTTTTTGAGTTACTTCTCTTAGATTAGAGTATTCATTATTAATTGTCTCTACAGATCGAATAGGTTGAATATGATCTATTACATTATTTTCTTCTATCTTTTTCCCAGAAATAGTTTCATAAACTAATCTATGAACTAAAATTGATTTTCCTCCGATTTTTATTCTATACCTTTGTTCTTTTTCTTCTAAAGTACCTATATTTTCTACTCCATTAATCCTTAGAATTCCGCAGAGATTGGCTTCAACTTTATGAGAGGTAATAAATGGGTTAAGATACCATCCATTTTCTATAACTGGATGACGAGATTTATAATCTTCGAGTGTTAAGTCTATTCTTTTCCATTCATAACCTTTGTAAGTAATTCTAATTCCACATAACACTTTTCTATAGCCTGGAAAATATTTCTTTAGTTCACTAGCATTATACCATTCTTTAATAACTTTTTTATCTTTTGGATCGATTTGAAGATACTTGTATTTATGACAAAAATTATTTAATCTATTCTCTGCCTTATTGTTTTCGCTATAAGTAATCCACTCCAGATTTTCTTTGCAAAAATTTAAGGGATTTAAATCTTTATGGTTTATTATATTATTTACTTCTGGATATAAATTAGGAATAAATAGATAAGCGATTAAAGAGTGATTATAAACATGAATACTAATATCAAATAAAGAAAAGCTTCTTTCGGGATATATTCTTCTATTTGAAATTTTATTTTTAAGATTAGATTTTCTTACTTTTCCTTTATAATTACATTGAATTGCGCCATACTTATTAATAAAGTATATATTAGATAAATCATAATCTAATAATTTCTTAAAATTTTCATTTCGATCAATTAATTCAAATTTAAAAAATTTTTCAAGATCTATCCATTGATTATCTGGAATATCATCATAATAGTACTCCATAAGATCATCCGTTTCACGATTTAAAACTAAAATTTTCTTTTCTCCAGAGTTTAATTCTACTTCTGCGACATCATAGTAGTCTTCGGGGTAAGATTCGTGATGTTTAAATAGGTTTCTCCATTCTGATGGAAGTTCTGTTTTTAAATGATTCTGTAACATAATTTTAATAAATTTTAAGGTTATATAAATTATATATCGAGTAACACAATAACAATTAAAGAAGGGTTTTCTTATAAGTAGCTAATTTATAATACTCACCCTTTTATTATGTTACTAGATCAAAACAAAAAGAACAACTACAAAATTTCTTTTATAATTGTTCTATGTCATGTATTAGGGTTTGAATTCCTCAGGCCCGCAAATTCTTATATATGATATGAAAACTTATATAAACAAAATTAATAACAGTTATGATTAAAAGTATTTTAGAACAAGATCTTTATTGTTTTAGTGTATCACATTTCTTCTCTAGAAAATTTCCAGATAGTATTGGAGAGTTAGTATTTTTTGACCGAAACAACACAGAGTACACTGAGGAATTTGTAGAAGAATTTAAAAGAAATCTTTACACAATTAAAAATCTTAAACTTCTTCCAGAGGAGTTTGAATGGGTAAAGAATAGAATTAAATACATTCCAGAATTTTATTGGGAATGGTTAAGACAGTGGAGATTCGATCCAGAGAAAGTTAACATTTCTTTAGACGAAAAACATCATCTTAAAATCAGTGTTATCGACAAAATGTATAGAATGGCACTTTATGAAATACCAATTCTTGCAACATTGTCAGAGATGATGCATAAAGAAGACAAGGTTGATATGTCTGAAGTCTTAGGAAAACTTGAAAAGAAAATAGAACTTTCAAATAGAGAAAAGCTTTGGTTCTGTGAATTTGGCTTACGTCGAAGATATTCATTCAATGTTCATGAAGAGGTAATTAGAATGTTGAAAGAGAAATCAACTTATTGTACTGGAACTAGTAATGTTTATTTTGCTATGAAGTATAATATGATTCCTCAAGGAACTATGAATCATCAGCTTTGTAGTTTTATGAATAGTATGTATGGATATCGTCAAGGATCGTACGTAATGATGGAAAATTGGGAAGATGTATATGATTCTCAGCTTGGTTGCGTACTTACAGATACGATAACTTCTAAAGCATTTTTCGATCAGCTTTCTAGAAAACATGCATTCTTATTTCCAAGTTTTAGACAAGATTCTGGAGATGAATATATGTTTGTGAATCTTATGATTAATCGTTTGAAAGAGCTAGGAGTTGATCCTAAAGATAAAACAGTGGTATTCTCTAATGCACTTGATATGGAAAAATTCAAAGACATTTCTGAATATTGTGCAGGAAGAATCAAAAAAGCTGTCGCAGGAATAGGAACTAATCTTACTTGTGATATTCCAGGAATTAAACCTGCTAATATAGTAATGAAATTAGTAAGATGTAGGATGAATGAAAATAAACCTTGGATTCCTTGCATAAAACTTTCAGACGACTTAGGAAAACATACTGGTGATCCGGCCGAAATTCAGTTATGCAAAGATACGTTAGGAATAGAGTAAAAATAGGGGATAATTTCCTTGGGCTCTTTTTATATCAATGACTTATGTTAATAATATTAGATCCAGCAAAAATTAATCTTAGGGATGCAAAAATTTATACAACACAAGAAGAATTAGAAGAAACATGGAAAACGCCTTTAGATTCCATTCTTCCTTCTCTAGGTTATACTAGGACTTATTTTGAATTGATGAAGTCGAGTTTAGGAGGCGTTACAATAGGATCTGTTTATTATCGAACTGTGGAGGATCAAAATACGGCCGGTGATATTATTGAAAGAAATACATATATAAAAGTTCAAAATATAACTTATACATATTCGAGGTATTATGCTTTTTTAACAATTATAGAAGACGCGGCCGGAATAATATCTGTTTGTCAAGGTTATGTAGAGGCAGAAAAATTATTATCTGATCCTTGTATTGTTGAGATTGATAGAATTCCTATATCTATACGTGAAAGAATTATAAAACTTATTAATGTATGACAAAAAAGCGTGAAGTATATAATGAAATAAAATATGGTCTATGTGAGCTATTTCCGACAGAACATGGAAATTTCATGATTAATAATTCAGATTGTTCATTTACATATTCTAAGTTTTCTGATTCTGGAAAAATTTTATTTTATGGAGAGATGTCGATAGGTGATAAGATAGAATTTTCAGTATTTAGAACTAGGGAGGATTATCCAGATTGTATTGTTCTCTATTTTTCTTGGATGAATGTTTCCGAGATGAAGAGAGATGTACAAAAAACAGAAGAATGGTTGGGAATATTAAATAATGGATTTGAGCATGAAAAAACTAATAGAGTCTCCTAAAGAATGGCTTGAGTTTTATAAAAAACTAAATGAACTATACAATTTTCATCTTGAATACTATGGTCCAGAAAATGATTGTATTGAGGGATATACAAATCCTTATTTCTTACCAATCAAGTATCCTGTTATTATATCTGGATATAGTACTATTAGTGGTATAGATAATTGGACTACACTTACATTTACATTTATTTATTTAACTGACTTTTTTAAAGATGAAGACTGCTAAAGATTATATAGATTTCTTAGTACAGCGAGGATATAGTTCTGCAGGAAATCAATTTATATGTGGTTACTTAGAGTATACCGATTTAGAAAAGAAAGATACTTTAGGGCATGTTACATTATTTACAAGATATACAGAAGAATATACCAAAGAACTAGAATCTCTTCCTGAAGGGACTGAATTTGAGATTGATTTTTCGAGAGTAGAAGTCACAGGAGCATGGTTTAAGACTTTGATTACTTATCCAGAAAAGACTAATTCTTTTTGTGATGAAGGAACTGGAATAATAGTAGAAGGTAAAGAGTTCGAAGATAATTTTGAGAAAGTATTATGGATATCAGAGAACCCAACCGAACATGAATTAGGAACTATTAGAGCACATTATAGAAACTTAGAATACTTTATGAAAAATTTTAAACCAATTCTTATGAAGTATGATTTTTATGAGTGTTATGATTCATTTTGGGATATCACCGAAAGACATTCCTCGGCGCCTAGATTTGATTATAGGCATGTAAATACTAGATCTGATTTTGATATAGATTTTATATTTACAACTAATCCTATAACTGGAACTCTTGAATGTAATGCGCCGAGTAAATTATTCGGTGATAAGTCTAAGGATTTATGTAGTTTATCTCCTGAAGAATTTGAAAAATATTTAATCGAGAATTATTTTAAGGATAATTTAAAATTTGAATATATTCTCAGTTCTGATCCTAGATATACAAAAGATAGTTACATTGAGATTATGAAATTAATGTTTTCTTTGAGATATATGGAAGATGGAATAGGTCAAGTATATAAAGATATAGATTTTGGGAAAATACCAGAAAAGTATAACGATTTAATTAAAGATTATAATGAAAAGAGGTGATATAGGATTATTATCTATTGGAATTAAAAGAAGATTTAATCCAATTATAGGAATAGGATCAAGTCAAAAAAATATAGTAGAAGTAGAAAGTTTATTAAAAATTCTAGCCGAAGAAAAGAAAGTACAGAAGTTTATAGATTCTTTACAACCAGGAGATATTATATACTGGAAAGATCTTGATGTGATAGAACTTGCATGGTTTGAAGTTAAATTCCTAGAGGTATTTGACATAGAAAGACGAGAACTTCGAATACAAGAGATTCATTCTTTTAAACAATCTGTTAAATTAATCAGTGCTTATGATTATCTTTCAGGAAGTTTATTAACTAAAGAAGAATATGATAATCAGACTATATAATAGATAGAAGAAAGAAAAAGAGAAGAACAATTAAAGTTTCTTCTCTATTCTTTTTTTTACTTCAAGATAAATTTTGAAGTTGGATCATCTCCGATCTTATATTGTAACTTTCTGAGAGATCTGATAAATGCTTTTTTAGAACCGTATGTTGATCCTCTTTCTAGTATCATTGTATCTTCTGTTTCTCCTTTCCATTCTAAAATTTCAGGATCATCTTGAGATATAGATTTTTGTGTTCTTGCTATCACTACATTCTTCTTCCATGCATTCCTTCCATTCTTTAAGTTGATTCTTTTTAGTGAATTTACTGGAACTATACACCTAGGATTAAGTACTAATAAGCATTCTACATCCCAACCATAAAGATTAAAACTTTTTCCGTTATAGTATAATCCATTAAACTCAGGCATTCTAGTTTCATTTTGACCATTCTCTGTAAGTAATATTCCATCATAACCTTCGGATACCATCTTTTCAAAATCAATTAAATAATCTGAAAGAGCAGGTTGAAGTTTTAATATTCTTTTAAACGGTACTTGATATAAATCTTCTAATGTATCAATGATATAAATTTTAGCTGTAGAAGAAAGTTTGAATTTAAAATATGTTTGTAGATCTTTCTTCCAGGATTCCATTACAGATATTATAAAATCTCTCCATCCCCATTTAGAGTCTATCGGAGAAGCCCATAATCCAGCTTTAGGTTTACACCATCCTTTTCTGTTTTTAATTTTTCTGAATTTCTCTGGGTTAAATTTCTTTTTCCCATATACAACAAATTCTTTTTCCATACTTCTCTTTTATTTTGTACACTAATAAGGTTTTGAAGCGAAAAATAAAAACCATAGGATAATTTCCTATGGCATAACAAGTTCTTTCATAAGTACGTTGTATAATAAATTTATTATTTTCGGAAGGCATTTTTATACAACGTACATATATATTTCTTCTTTATTAGGTGGTGTAGCAATTAATTAATCTTTAGTCCTTCCTTTCCTTAAGATTTTATAATCGACCATAATATCTTGGATCTGGTGTTGACGAAGCTTCAATGATGTATGGAGATATTCTATTCCAATAAACGCCATTTCCCATATCAATAGGCTGTCGATATCCCCAAGGGTCACCATAGTAAGGTTGACTTAGATAACTATTTCCATCATTTCTAAATATTCTGCTAAAATTATCTACTACCATTGTCAATGATTGAACGAAAGTAAATAATCTTCCACAAGTATCCTGAACATTTTTCATTTTCTCGACAATATTACTATCATTCCTATCTCTCTTTACTTGTTGGATCTGAGTATTGTTATTTGATTGAAACTCTGATCCTGAAGAGAAACTTGGATCGTCAGGAATACTTTTTTGTCTAAAACCACCATTTTGATTGCCATTATTAGTATTGATTTTATCTACACCAATAAATACAGCTACGCCTGCAACTGCTGCAACTAATACTTTGAAGCCAACGCTTAAGATTTTACCGTAATTCATAAAGCTACTAATTTTTTTATTAAAATGTTATACTACCTCTCAGTAGCTTTACTCGTGGCTTCTCGTTTACACTCACCCGAATTCATACTAAATTTTTAGCATCAATTTTACTTGTTTTTTAATCACTAAATTGTTAATTTTTCTATTTGTTTTAAGACAGAAACTTTAGCGCTTATTTTTTGTCCATATATAAGAATTTCAAGGTTTATGCTCTTTTTGCTTTATTTTTTAAGTGAAAGCCTAATTATTGATAAGAAACTCTGTTTGAAGAGTTGATTAATAACTAAAAAATAAACTATCTAATGATTTATGGTTATATACGAGTATCTACAGAAAAACAAACAGTAGAAGTACAGAGGTACGAAATAAACAGGTATTGTAGGGAAAATGGAATTGAAGTAGATGCATGGATAGAAGAGAGCATCTCAGGGGCTATAAAACCTAGTGCTAGACTTCTTGGAAAATTAATATTAGATCGAATAAAGAAAGGGGATTTAATATTAGTTACTGAAATTTCTAGACTTGGAAGAAATGTATATATGGTGATGTCAATTATAAATCATTGTATGTTAACTGGAGCTGCTATCTTACCTATCTGGAAAGGGGAGATAATAAAAGAAGATTCTATGTCCGTATATGAAACCTTCTTTGATATAATTAGTGCTCAGAAAGAAAGAGAGCTAATAAGTCGAAGAACAAAATGTGCATTAGCTATGATGAAATCTAATGGCGTTAGATTAGGTAGGCCTGTTGGAATCCCTAGGAAGCGTAAATTAGATGGAAAAGATAGTGAGATTACGAAATTACTTGAAAGAGGATTGAGTAAAGCAGAAGTAGCTAGAAGGTTAGGAGTTAGTCAAACAACATTATCAGAGTTTATGAAAATAAAACATTTATAAATTAAAAAAGTTATGAATAATAAGTTTATTTTAAATTTGGAGAATCAATTTCATGGAATACACACGAGATTGAAAGAACTGCATTTCTCAGCACCCACTATGAGCATCCATAAATTAATTGATGATTTTGATGGTGAATTTCAAGATTTTGATGATGCTCTTATGGAAAATGCTCAAGCTCTCTGGGGATTTATTCAACCAGGAACATTAAGCCCTATTCTTCCAGAAGCATTAGAATTTGAAAATCTCTTAGTAGATATTAGAGGATTACTAACTGGAATAAAAAGAGAAGCTGGAGATGATTTAATGTGGTCAGGTATTATTAACAGAACAGATGATTTTTTCGAAACTGTTAATAAATATATTTACTTGATCAAAATTTGTAAACATGACGCTGCAAAAAGCGAATAAAAAAAAGAACTAACCTTGGAAATAAAATCCTTGGTTAGTTTTTTCTCTTCTAAATTAAACCTTTTTCTCTAGATAGTTTAAGAATAGAATAATTGTAATTGCTCATATAATAAGCAGCATTATCTATGTTTATTAATCCCTTTTCGCAGTTCTCTATTATTGCTAAAGAATTATACAAGATAATTTTAATAAATTCTTCTTCAGGAATACTCGGTTTTTCAATAGTAATAATATCCGAATTATGTTTTTTAAAATACCTAAAACTTTCTTTTGTTATTAAATCCAGTCTGTATACATATTTTGTCATATTTTTTGCTGTCCAGATTTTTCGGAACGGTTTTTCAAAATTATTTAAGGTAATTGAAATATAGTATTTACTTTTTCCTAGGTGATCATTACCTTTCAAAAAACTTACAATCTTTGAAACTTCTTGAAGATTATTTCTATTTCCTAGAAATGAAAATACACTAAAACTATTTGATATTATTTTATATTCCTTAGAAGTTAGATAATTTTGAGCATTGTGTATATCTACTAGTTTAAGAGGAGTTTCTATTACGTATATTCTAAAGTTTGGTGGAAAAGTTATCATAATATTTTTTATAATTATAATATATTTCATTAAATTGAGTTATGGATTTTTTAAGATTAAAAAGTCCAGTAGTAGTGTTTATTACTTTAATTAAAGCTTTTCTAATATCTTCTGAATTAATTCCAGATATAATTTCTTCCTTTATTTTTGTAGCGTCTCTATAAAAATTAAAACAAATATCTTTATACTCTATGTGGTGTAATAAATAATTAGATGAAACTCTCTTTAATTGATTTTTTAATAAGAGAATAATTCTATTATCTATTATTACATAAGTGTACTTATTAGTCTCAACACTACGATAATAGTATTCAATCTTTATCATTTTCTTTTTCTTCATAACAATTATAAGAGTTTAAATCCTTAATAATGTAATAAAATAAAAAAGAAAATGTTAAAAGATGTATTAGATTTATTAGAAAGAGCAGAATTTTTTAATAAAAAGTGTTACCAAGAAAACTTAAGAAGGGAGGTTGGTTCTAAATATGCATATTATGATATTTCTATATTTAATACAAGACTAACTACTATTCAATGTTCTCTTGAAGCTTTTAAAGGTTTATATGGAATTATACCAAGGTCAGAAGGATACGAATTAGCTGTTAATAATCGTAGAAGTTATTTGATCACTATCTTGTCAAATCTAACTACAAAAGAAAAAGTAAAGTGGATATTTAGAAAAACTAGTAAATTTGTTAATATAATTACATCCTCACGAGGGATAGTTGATAGTGAAACAGAAGCTTATATCTTTGGATATTTAGTTTCTCAACAGCTTTTAGATTTTATATACATAGATGATCTTCTTTTAGAGGTAGAGAAGAAAAAAGAAATCTCTGGAAAACTATCTAAGGGTGATGTAAGTTATGTAATGTCCACTTCTGGAATCTATTATGATAAGACAGATAAGGATATCATTAGAATAGGACCTCCTCCAGTAAATGGTATGGTTTATTCAAGAGCTGGTAAGAAAAAATTTATAATGATGATTCCAAAAAGCAGAAAAGTGACCAAATCTGAACTTTTAAGTACTTGGTCTCATGAATTACATCATATGGCTAGAGATTCTTTTGGAGTAATGAATCGAGAATATTTTCTCTTTGAAGATATTTTAGTTGAATATATGGAGAAATCTTTGCCAATTTTAAAAGAACTTATATGGAAACGGAAGAATATGTAAAAGTAGCTGGATACGTATTTTTGTATGATCTAGAAGAAGATTTACAAGTTGTTACCGCAATAAGATTAAAAGATGGATTGCCTCGTTTAGTGCTTTCTCCATGGGATAGTGCTGATCCTGAAGAAGTATTTTTTGGATGGACTGATGATCTCAATGCATGTTATATTAGTATTTCAAGTTTTGGCGATGTTATAATATTAGATACATTTTTAGACAGTGTTAAAGATCGTTTAATGTCAGTTCCTGGAAAATTAGTAGTAATGAAAGATAAAACTTATAAAATAGAAATATGATGAAGGTTATAGTTTATTTAGTATTATTAATTGTATTTTTCCTGTATTTAGGACATACAGAGATATCATTTTCACCATTCAGAATTAAAATAATTGAGTGGTATAAGCCTTTAGGAATAATTATTATGACTGTTGGATTTTTTATTTATACAGTCGGAAATGAAAGAAAATCATTTAAAGATGGTTGGACTAAGGCAAAAAATGAAATAATTAATAAGATAACAGATGAGAGTAGATAGTTGGACGCAACCAAGAGTCAAAAATAAAGATACTGGAGATATAGGAGTTGTTTATAGTAATGGTTTTGATTCGAAGGGATCTTATTATAAAGTATGTTGGGGATCATCTATATTTCCAGAAAGAATGAGTACAGATGATTTTGATAAAAAATGTGAAATCATAGAGCATGATTATACATCAATTATCCCTCAAATAATGGAACATCTTAAGGAGAAAAGCTTAGCCAGAATTCCTCAAGTAGTAGCAAGAAGGTTAGATCCAGATTATTATAAAGTAGGTGATATTGTTTATTTTCAGTCTCCTGGATATTTATGGGGTAGTGGTGAATATGCAGCATTTGGACCAGAACACCCTTTAATAATTGTAGAAATAAGGCAAGATTGGAGTAATGAATTTAGATTTAATATTATCCTAGATAGATATCATCCAGAGTCACCTTTAAATCCTAAAGGAGAGTTCTCGACTTTTTTCGATCTAACTAGTTTTTATAGTACGGATGCATATAATAATTTAGCACGTTATGACAAAGAATACTAAAAGAAAGTTATACTATCAAAAATATCTTCCAGGAGATATAATTACTTGGTCTTATGATAGTATTGATGAAATTATTCTTATTAAATTAGTAACTGGTGTAGTAGGATTATTTGGAAGTTTTAGATATGAAACTGTAGATTTAGAATTAGGATGTTCCCTAGATCATAGATATTATGGAGACAGAACAAATATATTAGTATCTAATACTGATATAATAAATAGCAGATTGATTTTTCGATCTTTCCCGGGAATTTCTGATATAATATGTAAGAAGGTATGTAAATTTTCTGGAGAATGTGATTTATGTAATTTTAAACCTTCTACCAGACCTAATGAATTCTTTTTCTCTGGAGATAAAATAAATAGCACTCTACTTACTTCTTATCCAGTAAATAATCGTAAAGGAATAGTTAAACGTGTGAGAATAAATGAAAGTATTCTTATAGACTTTGTAGAGGAATTATATGAAAAAAGCATTATTACTCTGGATTTCATAAAAAAGAAAGTAAAAGAACTTGTAACTCTTGAAAGTCTTGAATATGGAGTTTTTATGGAATATTCATCAAAGGAAGTAAGTCATTTTTCGAAAGACCTTAGATTATTTCAAAGAAGAGTATATACAATAGATTCAGGGAATTTAAATTATTGTGATCAATGTGTTCTCTCTAAGGATAATTGTAGTGAATGTGGAGTTATGACATATAATTTATTAGATAGTTTAAAATTATTAATGATATGAAAACAAAAGAACAATTAATTAAAGTTTTTAAAGAAGTAATAGAAGATATTATTTCTAGAGAGTATGAATGTAAGGATAATTATATAGAATTTCCAGAAACAGATAGATTAATATATGAATCAAAAATGTATAAGTTTATTCAAAAAGGAAGTAATAAATCTAAATTTCAAACTCCTCCTAAAATATATGTACAGAACATAGATACCTTTGAAAAAGCAAAGGAATTAGGTTCAGGATGTGCAGTCCTTAATATGGCTTCATCTAAAAGACCTGGTGGAGGAGTTGAAACAGGCTCTAGAGCTCAGGAAGAAGAATTATGTAGAAGAAGTAATTTGCTATTATCCCTATATTTATACTCTCCTGAAAAATGGGATGAATACTTTGGAGATTATTATTCAGGAAAAGTTCTTAATGACTTCTCCTACCCTATTCCAGTTTATGGAGGAATATATAGTCCAGGGGTATGCGTTTATAGAAAACCAGGAACTTATGAAACTGTAGGTAATTATTTTAAATGTAATGTAATTTCAGTGGCAGGAGTAGTAAGACCTGATATTGATAAGAATACTGGAGAAATGATGAAAAAATATGTTCCTGTTGTAAAAGGAAAAATAAGAACAATCCTTAGAATAGCTTTAGATAATAATCATACTAAACTTGTTCTAGGGGCACTTGGATGTGGAGCATTTAAAAATCCACCTTCTCATGTAGCAAGATTATTTAAGGAAGTTTTGGAAGAACCAGAATTTATTGGAGCATTTGAAGAAATATGTTTTGCTATTCTTGATGATGGAAATTCAGGGAGAGATCATAACCCGAATGGAAATTTAAAACCTTTCGCAGATGTGTTTGGAGAAAAGATCTAATTTATTAAAAGAAATTTGTAGAAGATTAAGATATAAACCTATTATAAAAACAAGTGATGGAAATTATACTAGAGTTACAGGAGTTTATTTTGATGATTCTGGTAGTCCTTGGTTTAAGTTGATAGGTTCTGATAATTGGTATACTTTCTCAGTAATAGATAAGATTGTTCTTTATTCTAAAAATCTCATTAACAAAGAAATTCGTATATCCGGAGAAACAATAAATCCACTTGTAAGATTTGCAGAAGAACATGCGAAAAAGAATTTTACAGATGAGGGAATAAAAGCATCATTGGATTCTAAAAATGAGAATTATGTAAAAGTAGTAAATGGTAAAGGAGAATCTATTGCATCATATGATAAAGATAAACCTTATTTTTATAATTATGGTGTAGACTTACTTTTAAAGTATATGATAAATTTAAAAGATTGTTCTGGATCTGATTTTGAGATAATTGAAGAAGATTCAGAAGATAATCCATTTTTATATTTTGGATGAATTATGGAAGTAGGAAAGATTTATGTAGATTATAAAGATGGACCTGATGGTTGGTTCGGTTTATTTAGTGGATGTGAAAGAGGAGTATTTAATTTTCCAAATAATCTTTGGAGATGGTATGTAATAGATTCAAGGATTGTTATTAATCATCCAAGAGTTGATAATTATTATGGTCGAAGAGTAGCAACTGTTAAAGAACTTGAGAAGATTGAGTCTATTCTTGAACATCTAGGGTATACTTTGATACCAGGAACTTTAGAGATTTCAAATAATATTTCAAAAATTATAGAAAAATTAGAAAGAGGTGAGTGGAGTCTTCTCAAAGAAACTGAAAAAATAAAAATAATAGAAACACTTAAAGGCTATGTTAACAACTGAAGAATTATTTAGAGAATATATTAAACTATTCACATTAATAGTAGAAACCGCCGGACAAACGGAAGGTAATAAGAGTTACAAGGAAGTTACTAGAGTTCTTAAAGAAAATGAACATATAGTGAAAAAGATAATTGAAGAAGAAATGTCTTTTACTCCATTTGTAGCTTCTCTTATATTCTTTATAATCAAAGATATTCATGGGACAGAAAAACTTAGTGGAGAGAATTCTATGGAAACTATAAAACCACTAGTAGATGATTTCTATGTGAGATATATAAAGAAACCTACTAGAAAATTTACAGCAAAGTATGGATTACCAGCTGTAGAAGATTTAAATACTTATATCAAATTATATCTTGTTTAATTAAGAAGTGGATATTTTTAATTTTGATATAGTTAATCAAGAAATGATTGGTGGATTAGTAGTTGTATCATATTCTTTTCATTACAATATGCTAGATTTCTCATATACTTCTCCAAAAACTAAGAATATAAACTTATGGCCATTTTATAAGAAGAGTTATAGTATTCCAGGAAAAATAAGTGATAGTACTGGTAAAATAGTAATAAATGATATTCTTAATCCTATAGAAGATGGAAGTATCTTAGAAATTAATGATACACCTCCTGGAAATGGACATAATAGTAGTTATAAAGTAGTATTTTATAATAAAAAATGTTTTCTGCTACCCTTCATAGAACTAGTTTTTGGAGCTAAGAAGGAATTAGATGAGAAAGCATATACTCTTATACCTACTGTAAAAAGATATGAATTTAACTTTTCTACTATAAAAGATTGGTCATCAATTAAAGATGATAGTGTTTTATGTAAAAAGAACATCATACAAATTCTAAAGAAGGTGAAAAAGACAATCGGTAATAACCTTATAATTGATAAACAAACATTGACAATTGTTAATAATTTTTATTTATGAAAAATTTTAAAGTAACATCAAAAGAAAATGGAAAAGAGTATTGGATCTCTAGAGCAAATGCAGTAGTAGGAATTGTATATACTAGAGATAGCAATGGTCGAGTAATGTTTTTAGTATCTAAACGAGGTTCAGGATGTCCAGATCATGTTGGAAAATGGTCAGTTACTTGTGGTTATCTTGATTGGGGTGAAACAAGAAAAGAAGCGGTAAAACGAGAACTTTATGAAGAACTTGGACTTAATCTTGAAATTTATCCCAATGAAGCAATTGATCATTTTTGTACTATAGATGATCCGTCTCGAGATGTTAGAGAAAACATAGTTTCTAGATATCTTATTCATGTAGATTACATAGCTACTCGGAAAAAATTAGCTGATAAGGAAATTAACTGTGATACCGTATCAAGAGGTGGAGAACCTAATGAAGTAGATGATATTAAGTTTATCCCAGCAGAAGATATTGATAGTTATGATTGGGCGTTTAATCATGATCAGGTACTTAAAGAGATTTTAGAATACTTAGAAACAGGTCGAAAACCTAAATATTGTGAAGAGTAAAGAAACTAGGGATAAGCTCTTCTTATGTTTAATAAAGATTAATAATCAGAAAAAATCCTAGTTAGTAATCAAACCCGAGGAGATAATTCTTCGGGTTTATTTTCCTTATATGTGATAAATATAAATAAATAAATATAGAATTATGAACAGATTTATTAATTGTGATTGTATTAAAAATAAGAAAGGTGAATTAATACCTTTATGGAAAATAGATTGGAAATTAGATAGTGAGTATCTTGATAAGGATGATCTAGAAAATAGTTTTATTGTTCCAGAAGATAGGAATATTGGTGATTTTATAGCAGAAACTGATATTGTAAAAGCTTTATGGGATTTGATAGATAAAAAAGTAGTTCCATGTAAAAGAGTTATTAAAATTTATTCTGACTCGACAGGAAGGGTTGGATTGAAAGAGGGTGATGAAATTTATGTTAAACATAAATTTAGCTCTAATGAAATTTACCCAACTAAAATAAAAACAATAACTCAAGGAATACAAGAAAATGTTTATTATACTACAGAAAATCATCTAAAAAAGAACTGGTTAGGATCAGATACTGAAATTATAGAAGATACTATAGTAAATGATATTCCTGGAAATAATGTTGTTCAGATAATAACATACAGGAAACATTATGTTCTAGAAGACGGAACTGAAACTGATTACGATTATGATTTTTTTAAATTAAGAGAAAAATGAGAGAATTTATTTATGCTAGTTACCTTCGAATTACACCAGAAGAGTTTTTTGATTTAGCAGCTAAAGAGATGAGTAAAGCTTATGAATCTTATAAATCTAGTTCAGAAGATTATAAAGATCCTTTCCTTCAATTTTGGGTCTATATAAATCCTAATCTAATTCCAGATAGTTATATTGATACTTTAAAGAGGGTGTTAATTGATGAATATGGATGGAGGATTGTTGATATAAAAAAACAACTTGAAGAGAGGAAAATCTATATAAAAACTGAAGTATAATGGTAGATGATGAAGTCCTAGAAAAATTAGTAAAACTTGGATATAAACAACCAATAAAGAAAAAAGAGAATTGAGGTAGAAATAGTAGAATGGATAAGATTACATAAGGGTATTATCATTCTCGTATATCCATTTACTAATAAAGAAGAGAGAAAAGATTTATATTTGCTATCCCAATGGAGAATGGTTCATTGAGTAGTAATAATCTAAACTATCCTTCTTATGAACAAGCTAGATTAGAAGGAATAAAGAGCGTATGTAATGAATTATTAAGAAAGTAATTATGAAAAAGTTATTAATAATCGTCAGTCTTGTTATAGGATTAGTGAGTTGTGATAGTAAAGGAAAAGATTTACCACAATATAAAGTAGAATATAGTAAGGAATTAGTTATAAAATCTATTGATAGAGGATTAAATTCTTACGGCGTTAGTACTATTTATTACATCGCTGGGGACGAAATTGGTTCTAATGGAGATATTAGATTAAGTGAAAGAATTCCTAGTAGTAATAATCCAACATATAAAATAGGAGATAAGATATTATTTTCAATTAAAAAGATAGAGAAAAACAAATGAATTTTTTACTAGTCTTAATAGCATTATTATTAGTAATTGCAATAATTTTTAAAATAATAGTTATTATAGGAGCTCTCACTAGAAATAAAGAATCTGTTTCTGGATGGGTTTCTAGATTATATACACCAAATTATAAACCGTATAAGAAAATGGAAAAAGATAAAAAAGATCAACTTCTTGAAGAGTTGTTTATGCAAAAACTAGAAATAGATCTCGGAAAAGCAGATGGAACAAAAGATGAGGTTTATCTTGCTGATGTAGTTGAAGATGCTTTGGTTGATATCGAATTAGCCATAGAGGAAGAAGTTTCAGAGCAGAGATTTTTCATATGGCCAAAGGAAAGGGAGCGTCTAATTAAAACATGGGCTAAATTTATTCCTAATCCAGCTAATGGAGGAGATGATGATTTTATTGTATTTGATTCTTTCCGAGGTGAGTATACATTTGGGGAGAATGGATTTACTCCTTTATGTAGCTCAAAGGAATTAAACGGTTACTATAAAGACAATAACTTAGAATATATAATTAAACAACCTAGATATTAAATGAAGAGGAAAGATCATTTATATAGTATTATCTTAGATCAAAATACACCAGAACTTAGGAAAGAGTTTGAAGATCTAGGATATTCTGAGATGGTTGGAACTGGTTTAGCCTTTAATCCAGATAAAGGAAATTGTATTATTACTTGTGCAGAGACTGGAGAATATGCAGCTATAACTCGAGAAGCTATTAAATTTTCTTCATCTGGAAAAGTATCTCTTGTAAAAAGAATTCAATGTGGAGTAACTAAAGAACTAGCTCTTGGGATAGCTGCTCTTAGAGGAGATACAGATTTCGGACAATGGTTTACTAATGGAGAAGATTGGATAAAAGATAATCAAAAGAAAGGTTATCATAAAGCAACCATAAATGAACTTCAAGATAAATTTCCTAGAGAAGGTATTCAATTTCTTAATTCAGCTTATATCGGAAAAGTTAGTAAGGATATAATTGAACTTCTAGAAGATGTTGGTTATTATGATAGTAAAATAATTGATGGAGCACGTGATATTAAAGATTGGAAGGATTTTTCAGATTGTGGAATATGTACCTCTAATCATGGAAGCTACACAATTATTCATAAATCATGTTGGGAAACAGCAAATCCTCATGTAACTTGGAACTGTGCAGGAAGAATTGATTGTGGGATTGATGAAGTTAGATTTTATCAAGTTATTACACCTAGATTATAATGGTTAAGGAGTTAGGTATAATTCGAAGTGGTTCTGGTGGAATAATTGGATGTAAATCAGCGGCAGATCAAGTATACTATTATAATTTAACTATAGAAATCTTAAAATATTTCTCAGCATTTCAGATAGATAATAAAATTATAGTTACTTATGAAGATGTAGAACATATAGATAGAGTAGAATTATCAAGAATTAGCTCTGGTTTTTACTTAGATATTTATTATGATTTATTTATTCATACTAGATTAATGATCTTAGATGATGAAATTCCAAACTCTCTTAAGTATAATTGGAATGTGAGAACTGAAAGAAATTTACATGAAACGATATTTATTTTTAATTAAAGAAAGATGTTAGAATTAAAAGCTGTAGAATTTTTAAAAGAACTGTTGGGATCGTATAGTCCTAGCGGTTTTGAACAGGAAGCAACTAGGGTATTTAAAGATTATTGTTCTAAGTTTGCGATAGAAGAGTTTACTGATAAAATGGGAAATGTAGCATTTAAGGTAGGTTCAGGGAGTAAGAAAGTAATGATTTCTGCACATATTGATGAACTTGGAATGATGATACAAAATGTTACAGACCAAGGAATGCTAAATATTATTAATCTTGGGGGAATAGATAAAAAAGTTCTCCCAGGAAGTATAGTTAAAATTTCTAAAATTGGTCACCCAGGAGAATATGTAACAGGTATTATTGGGAAAAAGCCAATTCATGTAGAGTATGATGATAATAGCAAAAATGAATTAATTCCTATTGAAGATCTTCTTGTTGATATCGGCGCTGAATCTAAAGAAGAAGCTATGAAGTTAGTAGAGATAGGTAGTAGAGTTGTTTTTGAAGCAAATTTTATAGAACATCTTGGGAAGAATCGATTTGCATCTAAAGGACTAGATGATAAGATTGGAGTATTTATTGTTGCTGAAGTCTTAAGGAACGTGGTGAATTATGAAGCCTTTAAGGAACTTTTTGATGAATATACTTTTTATGGCGTGGCGAATACTCAGGAGGAAGTAGGTCTAAGAGGTGCAATGGTAACAAGTAAAAGAGTAAATCCTGATATTTCGATTGATATAGATGTTACTTTCGCCACGGATGAAGGTAGAGGAATAAAACCTGAGTCCTATGGAGATATAGAACTTGGGAAAGGACCTGTTATCATGAATGGACCTGATAAATCTTGGAATCTTCGCTGTAAAATGATCGGAGTTGCTGAGATTAATGAAATTCCATATCAACTTGCAGCTTCATATGCAGGAGGAACAAATACTTCAGCAATTCAAGAAGGTGCTTTTGATTGTGAAACTATGTTAGTATCTATTCCTCAACGAAATATGCATACTCAAGTTGAAGTATGTGATTATCGAGATGTGGAAGGTGCTATAAATCTAATCTCCAAGACATTATTAGAGATTACAAAATAAAGAAAAATAATTAGAGGACTTTTTACAGTCCTCTTTTTTTTTATATTTCTATTTTCCCTAGATTAATAGGTTTTTCATAATTTCCATTTACTTTAGAATTCCATATATTATAAAATAATTCTCTATAATTTTCTCTAACTTGATATACATCTCCATAAATAATTCCTAGTACATTATAGTTATTTTCACCAAACATTCCAATCACTTTAACAAGTTTAGAACGCATTTTATTTTCAGAGAAAATGGATTCTTCATAATTCACAGGATAAAAATTAAGAATCCTTCTCTTATAAAACCCTAATTGTTTTTCTTTTATTGAGTTAAGAAAGTAAATAACATGTCTTCCTAATAATCTTTCTGAAAAATTATTATCTACTAGTATATTATCTCCAAACACTTTTTGATCTTTTATATAAAGTCCTAATACTGGATGTTGATCTACTGATGAAGAATCTATAATATATTTCTTCAATTCAATTCCATAAGTATTTCTCTTCTCCATCCATTCTTTCATGATAAAACTTCTAACTCTAGGGTTTAAATTTTTTGATAACTTAGCTTCATAACATCTAATCATAATTCTTTTATTTATTTTCACATATAAGGAACTTGGATTTCCTTATAAATGTAATAAAATAATCATATGAAAAAGAAGAAAAAGAAATTAATCTCCCTAGCCGAAAAAGTTAGGAGAGATAATGAAATTAAAGAAACAGGAAAGTTAGTATCCTTAAGACCTAGTATCACTCATAAAAGTAAAAAAGATTATTCACGTAAGTGGAAACTCGAAGATTATGAATAATAGGAAAGAATTAATAGAGTTAAATAAACTTTATAGGAAACGTTTAGTAGATTCAGTAATAACTAAATTACTTAAAGTCCTTGAATTTACTGGATTAGATACACTTGAAGATCTTGTGTTTGATTATAAGAGTTTAGAATCTAAATCTATATCAGGAAATATTCAAAAATTATATTATGTAAACAAAACATTTAATTATATTAAAGTTGATATGGATTATGGAGAGTACTCTAAACATAATTTGGATATAGAGGATTTAGATACTACAGATTTAGAGATTATTGTATTTAATAATATTATCGGATATTATAAAGAGAATAAATTAATAAAAATAGCAAAAGATTATGAAGATTAAAAAACCCTTTACAACTGCTGGATCTGGGAAGATCTATTTTATTTCAGATCTTCATTATGGTCATGAAAATGTAATAAAATATGATTCTCGACCTTTTAAAGATGTAACTGAAATGAATAATTATATCTTAGAGGAACTTAAAAAAACTAAAGAAGAAGATATTATATTCGATTTAGGTGATATGTTTTGGAAAATGCCTGTTGACGATATAAAAGATGTCTTAAATCAGATTCCTTGTAAAAATATTTATAAAATTGTTGGGAATCATGATAACTATGGACTTTATTTTGATCAGGCACCACTTAAAGGGTATTTCAAAATAATCTCTGATATTCTTGATGTTCATATAGAGCATTTAGGAAAAGATTATATGGTAACTATGTGTCATTATCCCTTTGTATCTTGGAATCATAAACCTCATGGATCTATTCACTTATTTGGTCACGTTCATGGTCACCTTACTGAATATATTAATAGTATTTATGATCTTAAAGTTGATGTAGGTTTTAATTCTGAGTTAGCAAAATCTCTTGGAACCTTCTTAATACCATTCGAGGAAATTATCAAGCATTTCGATACTAAAACAGGAGGAATGAATTATAAAGAGTGGACTCTAATTAAATGTAAAGAATTATGAGAACAGTTTGGATTTATTCATTACAAATATCAGATACTGGAAGAGTTTATAGAGATATTCCACCATCTGAAGCTGAAGTTGTTGATGAATTTGGCGGTGCTCCTAGAATAGTAAAGATATTAGATACTGGAAAAGTATTAAAAAATTATCAACTTCATTATCATTTCTTTAATACTCCAAGTGAGTGTATTGAACATAGAAATAAGTATATCGAGGGTAAATTGAAATTCTTTGAAGATCAATGGAAAGCCACCGAAAGAAATCTTAAAAAACGGATAATAAAATGATAACACAATTAACAGCGAAAGAAATAATGAATCTCCCTAAGGATAAAACATTTTGGTATAGTTGTATTAGTTTTAGGGAGAAAACTTTTAGATGCTCTAGTATCATAAAACCAGCAGAAATTATTTTAAAAATTGATATAGATAATTTATTATATCTTCGAAAAGTTTCTGATAATTCTGTAATTGGATCTTTTCAGGGTTATAAAGAAAGAAAAGATTCAGAATGTAAATTTTTTGTGAAAATATTCGATACTGAAGAAGAATGTAAAGAATATTATAATGCTCAGATTCATAATACTGTAGATCGACTTCAACATTTTTATGAAGAAAAGCTTAAATATATAAAATCCAAATTAATATGATAACAAAAGAATTATTGTTAGAATATAAAGAAAATTCCAAGTCACTTTGGTATTTTATGTTAGAATTTTCTAGTAAATCTTATAAATGTACAAGGTTAGTAAAACCCATCGAAGTCTTAGTAACTAATTGGGATGAAAAAAGTGATTATTCTCTTATTTTAAAAAGTAAAAATAAAAATCTAGTTTTCAAAAATTATCACATAAGATTTTTTCTACCATATCTTTTTGAAACGAGAGAAGAGTGTGTAGAAGCTTATAATGCAGTTGTTCAGGATCAAAAAGATAAACTTCAACATGATTATGAAGAAAGATTGAGATATTTAAATTCTAAAATAGAAAAATCATGAAACAGCCAGAAACATATGAAGAACTTGATAAACTTATAGGACAAATATTCTGGACTTTTGGATTTTATATTGGTCCATACAGTTATAAATTTGAAAATATAAACTCCCCACAAGAAGTAGTTTTAGGGAAAGAGGAAAGATCTGGATATAGAGGAAACACTACCTGGTATCCTTTAAGAAACAAAACTACTAATATGATAGTTGGTTACTTTCAATTAATTCCTAATAGATATAATCTAGATAATTATAAATTATATGAATCAGAAGAGGAAGCCATTGAAAGTTGGAATTCTATTATTCAAAATCAACTAGATCGATTAGAATTTGATTATGAGAAGAAAAAGAAATATTTAAATAAAAAGATTATTAAAAAATGAATAAGATAATAATTGATGGATATTATAAAGAAAAGGAACACTTAGGAAAAATTTCAGGTATTATTTTTAAAAACTGGGAAGATAGTGAACCTATAGATAAAATTTCAATTATTATTAACAATTTCGATTCTTATATTCCTGGAGAATTTTATAAAAGAGAACTTCCTGGGATTGTAAAATTATTAGAAAATATAGATCTTGATAAATTCGATACAATCATATTAGATTCTCATGTTTGGTTGTGGAATGATGAAGAATCTTTTGAAAAACCTAAACCAGGACTAGGAGCACATCTATATGAAAAACTTGGAAGAAAGAATCTTAATATTATTGGAATTGCAAAAAGTTATTACTGTGATAATAATATGCATACTTTTTCATGTTTTCGAGGAAATAGTAAAAATCCTTTATATGTAGATTCAATTAATCAAGATAAAGATTATTCTGAAGTTATTAAAAGTATGTATGGAAATTTTAGAATACCATACCTTATAAAATTAGCAGATACAGAATCAAAAATAAATTTCAAATGAAAATGATTTATGCAATAGAACAATTACCCAAGAAAGAAGATACTTGGGTATTTTTGGGAGGACCTATTCAAGGAGCTCCAGAGTGGCAAGAAACAGTTCCAGATATTCAGGGAGTAACTTGGATAAACCCTAGAAGAAAAGAGAAAATTTCTGGAGGTTTATCTGATGCTGAATATAAAAAACAGGTAGATTGGGAAACAATTGGACTTAGAGTATCAGATTTTATATTATTTTGGATCCCTGAAGCTGTTGAAGATATACCAGGAAGAGATTATGCACAAACTACTAAAATCGAACTTACCGAAAATTTAGTTAGAAAGAAAAATATAATCTTAGGAATTGCGCCGAAAATACACGGAAGAAGGTACTTGATCGAAAAAGCTAAAGCATATGGAATAAAAAATGTATATAGCTCTTTAGACGAATGTATATCTGAGTTAAAGAAAGAAATATCTAATAGAGAGTCCAGTTCAAGAGAGTTTTTTACTTCCGATACACATTTCGGCGCAGAAAGAACTTTGGAATTATCTAAACGTCCTTTCATGAATGTTGAAGATATGGATTGGACTATGGTAGAGAGATGGAATACTAAAGTTCCTCCTAAAGCTATCGTATGGCATCTTGGAGATTTTGGTGATAGAAGTTACTTGAAATATTTAAATGGAGATATTCGATTAGTTTGTGGAAATTATGAGATTAAAGAAAAATCTGAAAGAAATCTAGATATACCTGATTTTATAGGAGAGCTTATAGATTCTGGTTTTTCAAAAGTATTCCTAACTGAAGCAGAAACAAAACTCCTAGGAAAAGAGATAGCACTTGTACATGAACCTATGAATTCTACAAAAAAGTATAATCTTTTTGGACATATTCATGGAAGACAAATGATTAAGAGATTTGGATTAGATGTAGGTGTTGATGTTCATGGTTTTGCTCCTATGTCTGCAGAAGAGGTTGAATTTTTCTTAAATGCACTAGAAAAAGGCTATTACGACGCTGAAGTATTTTGCTAGTCTGATATTCCTTGAAAGCCTTATAAGTGAGAATAAAAACAAACTTAAAAGAAAAGGAATATGATAGAAAAACTTAACACACTAATGACAATATTAAGTGCATTAGGATTATTAAGAGACGGAGTAAAAAATTACATAGATGTCTCAGTTGAAAATAGTTTATCCAATGGAATAGTAGATAAACTAAAAGATAGTTATGACAACTATACAGCTATCTTAAACAAGTATGCGATTGAAGGAAAGGATTTTGATGTTCCTTCGATTAATAGAGATTACGTAATAAGAAAACTGCGATTAATAAAAACAATAGTAAACAGATTAGTCGAATATTATATCAATGAGCCAGAAACATTGAGAGATTATAAACAATCCCTCTATTTGATTGGCGCTGACATAGATAGTATATATCGAAAGTCTGTTGTTGATTATAAAACGTTTTTGCTTGCAGTTAAGTAAGAAAAGGGTGGGTAATTCCACCCTTTATTTTTCCACCGTCTAGAAAAGACTAAAAACCTTATATATGAAAGGAAAATAGAGTTCCTAAGAGGTTAAAATAATACCGTCTAAGAAACCCTATTAGCCTTATATATGTAATAAAAGATAGAAATATCTGATATTACCTAAAGACATAGTATATCTAATTTAAAAGATATATTATGTCTTTTATACTTTAGCGTTATACATAGATATAACTAGAACTTATAATACATACGAAAGGTGTGATGACGGAGTATTATAAGGAGAGACTAGGAGTTGCTAACCTAGAAGTCGTCAGAACGACTTTATAAAATTCATCACCTTGATCTAACTTATAATTATGAAATATAATATAAGGACAGGTGGAAGTTGTTATACCACTTGAGTAGATATTTAAATAGTATTAAAATATCTTTTACAAGGATAAGTTCTGAGCGTAATTAAATAAGTATATTAAGTTACTATATTGAATTATACTATTTATCAAAATAGAGAAAATACTTAATATAACTTAATAATTGATAAAGGTTGGACACATAACTTGGCAAGCACTAACAAATTTTATAACGTGCATTTAGCCGAGTTTAACAAAATAAATAAAAAATTAAATAAATTCCTTATAGTAGATAATATTATAAGGCCACGATATATTGAGATAAACCTGATAAAGGATTATCAAGAGGAATATATCAAAGACATGTAGCCAAATATATATGGTGAACTATGAAAATAACAAAGGACCTGTATAGTCTAGAGTTATTAGTAATAGGATGTGAATTTAGAGGGATTTAATATACAGTTAAATTATTATATATAACCTATGATAAATACCGATGAGGAAATTATAAAGATTATATATAATTCTAAGTTAGAAATCTTTAAGAGAGAAGCTTAGAGTAAAAACAACCATTTCTAAGTAATTTACTTAGAAAATAGAGACAAAAGAATATTAACAACAAAAAAATTATAGAATTATGAAAGCAGTTGTAAAAAACGTTGGAATTTTTGTAGCAGGAATAGCAGCAAAAGTAGTATTTGATTATGGTTATAAGAAAACTAAAAAATGTTTAAATAACCGGAAAAACAAAAAAGCTGAATAAGCTAAAACAACCAGCCCGAGTTATGGATTAACTTGGGTTTAGAGACAATAATTAACAAAATTAATAACTTAAATAATAGGAGGAAAAATTATGAAACTAATTAACTCAGCAGTAACGAAATTTGGTGCAACAAAAGTTGTAGCAGTAGCAGCTGGAGCAGGAATGGCATTAGGAGTAGCAACTACCTTAGGATGTCAAAAAGCCTATAAAAAACTCAAACCGAAAGGTCTTAGAGATGAGGATTTGGAAAAATTGGTAGAAGAAACCGTCAACCTAAAACCGGATGCAGAAAAAGAAAAACCTGCTGAAGAAGTAAAAGCTGAATAAGCTAAAACAACCAGCCCGAGTTATGGATTAACTTGGGTTTAGAGACAATAATTAACAAAATTAATATATTATGAAAAAGATAACAGAAGTCATTATTTTTATGACAATGATATTAGCAGGAATTGCTTGGATATTAGGATTTGATATAATTTATTCAATATCAGCAATAATTATGGGAACTACCGGAATTTATTATTGGTTTAGATATATGATTCCGGAACTATTTAACAGCAATGAAGAAGAATTCATTGATGACTAACCGGAGGGATAACAAAATTTCCCTCCATTTTCATTTTTGTAGTTAGGTGAATTCCTAACCTGATGAGATCACGAGGTTAAACTCAAGATCGAAACAGAAATGGAAACTAAAGATTTCCTTTTGATTTTATATATCAAGAGACTATAACTAAACAAAAGGAAATTTACAAAGAAAAAAAGAGGTCTTGACTTTAATTAGTCAAGTTGATCCTCTTTTTATTTTTTTTCTTCAGAATGCTAAGGAATTTGATTTTGTAGCATATAAAATTCATTTTTTAACATATCAATTCTACATTTGATATCAGCTATTTCACTTGCTATATCACGTAGTGGAGAATTACAGAAAAATTCTTGATTACTATTCCAATAAATATTATTTCCTGTAATAACACTATTAATATTAGTTATAGCTGTTTCTATATTATGTAATCTTTGCATTAAATAAAAATCTCCAAAGATTCTTTTATCTATAGTAGATACTAATCTCTCTTCATTATTTACTATTATCTCAGGATTATCCATTATTTTCTCTAGATAACCTCGAAGATAATTAATAACTATATCTAAAATCTCATCCGATTGTGCAGAGGATAGAATTTTTTCAACTACAGCTTTTACTACAGAATCAGAAATTTTGATATCATTACTTAATTCAATATTTGTATTACTCGTTTTCATTGCCATTTTTCAGTTCTTTTAAACAAGTTTTCTTAGATTCTAATTGAGCTTCAAGTAACTCTATTTCTCTTTTTAATGAAGCGATTCTTGTACTCTTAAGGGATTTATCTAGCGCCTCTATAAAAGAATCTTCAAATTGAGAAAATTTTAATTCCATATAGCAATGACAACTACCACCATAACCCCAATGATCTGTATACTCTAAACAAATACTTTTATCATTAATAGCATCCTCATTGTAATCATCATCTAACCAAAGACTTCCTCGAGTAGGATCATATTCATCATACCATGAATTAGTTAATCCATATTTTCTATAAACTTCATAGATCTTATCAAATCTTTCCTTACATATCTCAACAATCTTAGGTTTAACTTCTTCTGATTGTTTCTTTGAATCTCCTAGAAAAATACCTAAGAGATTAATTAATTCTTCTTTTCTATCCATAATTCATATATTTTATTTTACGGTAGCAGAACACAACTATCTACTACATCATTAAGAGTTTTAAGGGAAGAAAAATAAAAACTATACCTATTATTTTAAGTATAGTTTTATATAATAACTCTATTTATTATTCTCTGTAACTATTATATCCATTTTCCCAAAGAATATCAGCTTCTTTAGGTATACCACAATCATCTGCAAATGAATAATATACTTTTCCGATAACCCCGTCTATTAATGGCCAAATAAAATCAATAATCTCTCTATCGGTTTTACCTGCATCGTTAAGTTCTTTCCATTTATCTCCTTTACCATATTCAGTATACATATCATACCACTCATAAACGAAATTAATAAGATTGAATATCTCACTATTTCCGTATCCCCCACTATCCTCTTCTTTCTGATAAAATTCAACAGCACGAATTACATCTTCTTTAGAATTTATAATAATCACTTTATCAGTTATATTATTTTCATTTAGAAGATTTATTAATTTTTCTTCAATATCTAAGAAGAAAACTTGTGTACTCGAATTAGTAATTACATCTGAATAACTAACAATTAAACGTTTTTTGCTCATATTTTTCTAAGATATTTAATATATTTTCTGATAATTTTACTTTACTTCCTAGGTTACGAATAAGTGTTGTCTTACTTATAGGATTTTTTGTTATTATCTCAGAGTTATATATAAAATTTCCTTTTATAGTTTTGATATTACCTCCTTTAAATCTCTCTGGGGTAATTGCTTCAATATCATATGTATTTTTCAAAACTGTATGAAGAGTTAAGCGTTTTAAGATTGGATATTTTATATTAGTTCTAATGAGAATAATGTAATCTGTAGTATAAGTATTTTCATCAGCACTTCCTCCAAAAAACTTTAATAATTGTTTTGGTATAGTATTTTCGATAGAAGCTCCTAATTTAAAACAACATACAACAGCATCTTTATTATATCCTGTTAAATAAGTATAAAACCTATCCGTCATTAATCCAGAAATATCAGTCAAGACTCCATCCATATCTAAATCCTTTTGTTTCTAAGTTATCTAACTCATAAGAATAGTCTTTATCATCAGGATACAGTTCATAAAGTCTATTCATAATTTTTTGATTATGTTTAATATCAATATATACAATAGTTCCCTTTAATCTCTCCATAATCTTTGGTTTAAACATTTCCCAAATATCATCTTCTTTATCAGGGAATTCATTGTTCATATCAAGGTATAAGTTAAATAGATTTCCTAGTAGAGGTTTTAAATCCCATATTGAATAATTATGATTAAATCCTTTCTTTCCTTGAAATCTAAAGAAATATTCAACATCTTCCTCAGTTTTTAGAACAAGGAAATCTTTTTGATATTTTTTATATATTCCAGTACCAATCATCTGTCTTAATGCATCTGGTCCTTGAATTAAAAATACTTCAGTGCTTGAATTTGTAATAACATCTGAAAAACTAGTTATTATTCTTTTCTTTTTTCCCATAATTTACATAAATAAGAAAATGAGGGCAGCCATAATCTCACGACTTGCCACCCTCTGTCTTCAAATACTCTATATCTTTATTATCAGAACATTAATCCACCTCGATATAAACTTGGATTACCTTTCTGTCTAATTATCTTAACTAATGTTTCGCCATCCCCATATATATCCTTAACTAGAATAAATCCGTCTTCATCAGGATCTTCAAGAATGGTTCCAATACTAAGTTCTTGATTTTTCCAGAGACTTGAGAATTGAGATGTCATTCTAGTTTTCCAACCATCTAGGATATTACTACAATAATCCTCATTTGTCTTAGTATCTGAATCTTTATCTTCCATCTCACAATCTTTTCCAAGCCATTCTGGGAAATTAGCTCTTCCTGGACGAAGAATTTCCTTAATCCTTGTTACATCTTCCTCTGTTTCAACAGGGAATTTCATGATATCGAAAACATATTTAGCCAAAGGAATATTAAGGCAAGTATCTTCAGAAAGTTTTCCATGAATATTTACTTCATCAACAATCGAACCAAGAATATCAATAGTAGATATCTCAAGAAGATCGATTTTTTGAAGAATATTCTCTCTCTCTTCTGGAATTTTTAAATTATCGTCCAAATATTCGTTTATTGCTTTTTCTGACAAATTTCCGAATTGTTTGATATATCTAATTCTTCCAGGACGTCCAAGTAAATTCTCATTTACGTTAAGTGTATTTGTTGTTAGAATATATAATTTTCTTGATCTATTATATACCCCATCAATTAATTTTAGTAATACTTCATCACTCTCTCCTCGCTTAAATGTTTTCTCTGCTTCATCAATCAAAACAATACATTCAAAGTCGAGTTGTTGAATAAAACTTACCATTCCCTCTATTTCATTATCAGGAATGATTATGACAGGAATGTCTAATCTATTACATAATAGTTTAGCACCAACACTTTTTCCTGTTCCTTTATATCCTGTGAAAATAACACCAAGATTCTTATTCCCTTCAACAAATTTATCTGATTCCCAAGTTTTTTGAATTATATCAAATAAATTATCACAACCTACATCATATATTTTGTGATTAAATTCAAACTTTTCTGAGAGTTTTTTTAAACCGATTCTCTTATCTTGACCTTTTCCTTGATATAATTCAAAAATTCCTGAACCTGGAGTTGGATAAAGTACTGTATTTCCATCAATCGGAAATAAAGTTCCACATTCATCAATCCATTTTTGTGCTACTAAATTTTTCATTTTTCTATTTGTTATATTTTATACATTTATAAGAATTTCAAGCTTTCAGAAGAATTTAGAATATTTATTACAGTTTTTGAATCTCCTACAATTAAATATGTATCTTTCTTTTTAATTATATCGACTATCGTTTTTAAAGATATTTCTAATGAATTAATCTTTTTCCAATTTTTATCACAAATAATAGGATCATAAGAAGTATTCCCTCGATGTTTATCTTCGAGGTTAATAATTCCTAAACTTTCCATACGCTTCATAAGACATTTTAACCCTGTTTTCTTAAAATAATATTCAGGCTCAACTCCTAATTCTATAACCAATTTATTTTTCTTTCCAGGAATTATACTTGGATTCCTAGTATATTTCTTCGGAGTTAATTCTATTGTAGCAGAATATATAAGAACATGGTCGATATCAAAGAAATATACGCCCCATTCTCCTTTCTGTTCTAGGTTAATCATTAGAAATATATGTTAAGAAGTTGTCCAAGATCTATATAATCAATTCCTACTTTTTCTGCTGCTAATATATCTCTATTACTTTGACCATATAAACCAGATTCAAGTCCAATTTGTATGGCTGAATTCTTATCAAATCCACGAGTCTTAGAAATTACAGCATCCATCATTCTATCTTTAGATTGTCCAAAATCATTCTGTACTAAGATTTGACAATGATCATACGGAACTCTTAGATATTCTGATAAAGCACAAACGATATATTCTAACATTATTTTCCAAGAATCCGAACCATTACTACTTAGGATTAGATTTCTTGGAACCATAGCATAAACTTTATTTGGGTTAAAACATAAAATTTTATCCCAAACTTCAAAACGGAGTCTAATATCATAAATTCCACGTGGAAGAAGACCTGGTTTTCCATTACTCTGAAAAGTTTCTACTAGACAATCTAAGACATCACAAAATATTACTTGTTTCTGTCGATCAATTTCTTTTCTTCCATTATTTGTATTACTACTTCCCCAGGATCCTCCAGTATTACCACTACTACCCCAGCCAGAAGATCCACTCCAAGATCCTCCTGAGTTTCCCCAAGAATTTCCTCCTGCCGGTTTTGTTTGCCATGGATACTGTTGATTATTACTTCCTCCCCACGAAGATCCTCCTCCGTTATTGTTCCAAGATGGAGTTGATGGTTGACCCCAATTACCTCCACCTACACTTTGTCCAAATGGTGTCTGTTGCATAATTTTTTCATTCAATTCTTTTTGACCTTTAACTACTTTTTCTATTCTCTCATCCTCCTCTGCTTCATCGATTTCATTGATATCATCATCGTCATCATCTCCTGAATCATATGGAGGTTCTTCCGAAGAGTAGTCAGGCTTTAGATATTCTTTAAATTTATTATCTTCTTCCATAAGTTTTATAGTTTATGTTTATCACTTATAAGGATTTCCGGATTTAATAAAAGCTCATCAAGTTTAGCTAAATGAGACTTCTCCATATAAAGTCTCCATAATTCTGTTTTACGAGCTTCCTTAAAACATTCTATAACTTTTTGAGCATCTAATTCTACGCTTCCGATAATCATATATCTATTATCATTTGTACATTTCGGTTCTATACCAAAACATCCTTCTCTAATAAAAGCGTAGATAGTTTCATAAGATGGTCGTTTTAATATAACAGGAACAGTTATATTAATAGAAAGACCTGTACTTGTTGAAAGAATTAAGAATGTTTCTCTAGTAGAATGTAATTTAAGATAATAATTCGATATAACAATATCTGCTATCATAGGAAATATTCTTTTGGATTATTTATCATATCTTTTAATATAGTCAATTGAGTGTCATCTATACCACTCCAAAAATTATTAAAAGCTTTCTTCATACCCTGAATTATCTTTTTATAATCTATTCCTTCTACTGTCCCTAAAACTTTAACAATTGATCTATTTGACATTTTTTCTGGTAACTCAAAATAAAATCTACCAAAATTAATAGATTCATATATACCTTTTCGTTTAGGTCTTTTAAAATAATTATAATGTTGATCATCAATACATATATAAATATCTAAACCTTTCATAGTTCGAATTATTACTTCTCTTAATTCAATCACATCATTTGTATCAACTACTATTCCTGTCATGTAAAATTTATATTATTTAAATTTTTTACTAAATATTTTAAATCATTTGCATAAGGACAGTTCTTAGACCCTTGAATAAACGATTTTTTAAGTTTTTCTGGGTCAATACTAACTTCCTGAATAATTAAATAATCGATTATATTCCTATATCGAAGATGTTCTGATAAAGAAGTATCATCCCAAAATCGAAATATACAAAATCTTCCAAGACAAGTTTTTACATAAATTTGTCTAGGAGTTATTCTCTTAGTTGCTAACCCATCCAAACCATATTCTAAAATAAAGTTTTCTCCAAAAATATTTCCACTAATAATTCCAATATCAGTTGATAATTCTTTTTGAAGTCTTCTATAAAAACTAATCTTCATCATCTCCAGTTCCTGCTTTAATAGATAAAATAGGTTTAATAATTTCCAAAATTTTCACCGTATCTTGTATTCCAGTTATTATTTCAGAAGGATCTTTATATACCTCGGGCGCTTCATCAATACAGGCGAGACATACAGAACTAGAATATACATTGCCCATACTTTCTTTAAATTCTTGGAGACTTAATCGTTCTCTTGCTTCTCGCCTAGACATTAAGCGCCCAGCACCATGAGGAGCACTATAATTTCTATCAGGATTACCAAGACCTTCACAAATTAAGGTTCCAAAAGCCATGTTCATAGGGATAATTACTTTCTGTCCGGCGTAAGCTTGAATAGATCCTTTTCTAATTATTCTATCTCTTGGATCTATGTAATTATGAATAGACTCAATTCTCTCAAGCTCTTTTCCAAGTCCAAGAGCTTTTTTAATTCTCTCTGATATTACTATTCGATTATATTCTGCATAGGCTTGAGCAAAAAACATATCTCCAAGGTAACCAGATATATCTTCATGTGTTACTAAGAATCTACTAGGCGGTATAGTATGACGGCCGGAAGTATGAAGTTTTTCTATCTCTTCTTTAATTTTTCTTCCTTGACCCTTATATTTTTCTTTAATTCCCTTCTCGGCCGCTTTCATATCCGCCTTAAGAATTCTAGTTTTTCCAATTTGTTTCTTCCAGTAAGCTAAGATTTTTATTCCAAGATTTCTAGAACCAGTATGAATTGTTACCCACACCGAATCTTTATCTCCTTCTGTTTGTCCCAGCTCTAAGAAGTGATTCCCGCCGCCGAGAGTACCAAGAGATTTATAGAAAATTCCTTCATCCATACCAATTCTTTTTAGAGTTTTTGATATGAATTTTTCTGTTTCTCCAAGCCCTTCATAACATACAAACTCAGGCCATAAACTTCTTGCTCTTTCTAATTTTGTTTTGAAAAATTTCTTGAATTCTTTTTCTTGGATAACTGGTTTCTCATTTACTTCCATACCCATCGGAATATCTCTACGTATTCTAGTATCCCAAAGAACTAGATCAGGATTTTCGGAGGGCATCTTATAATTCACACTTAACATTCCACAATTACCAGTAATAAAAATTCTTCCATTTCTTCTACATACAAAATATCCAGTATCCGTGGTAAAACAATATTTAAATCCATCAATAGAAGGAACAATACTAGATTTTTTATTATAAGTAACTATTTTATTCCTAGCAGGACTCACATAATAAACTATATTCCATCTCTCTTTTCCTAAAATTTCTGAAATTCCTGCTCTAGTATTTGTAGCCGAAAATGCAAATTGAATTACATCTATATTATCTTTATTAGTATTTGAATAAGAACTTCTATATCCATTATGTCCATCCCAAAGTAAACACTCTTCTTTTACTATTTCAAGTTGCTCTTTAGTAGCCAGATAATACTTTTTAAGATCTTTGTTTATTGAAAAATCTACATTAAATCGTATAGAAGTAGATTTATCTTTTAATATTGAAATTTTATACTCAATATTAGCATCCTCTAATAATTTTTTTGCTCTTTCTATTTTTCTTTCTTTTCTAAAATGTAATTCTATTCTATTATGATCTTTAGCAGGTATTATCTTTCCATCCGCTTGTACCATAATATCTATTCTAATCATTTCATTGGACAAACTAACACCTGGGTTATTAGATATATTAAAACAAGTTTTAAATCCATAAAAACCTTTAGATAAATTGAGTTTATCTAATTCTATTGGAGTAATTTTTCTATGATTCAATTTATGTCCCTTCCAATATCCAGAGTATACTAATAAATTATGTTCTGAACTAATCAATTGATCTAATCCACTTTTCTTATTATAATATTGATGAAATTCAGTACAAGGAGATTTTATATACTTTATAGGTTTTAAAAATTTTCCCTCATCCGTTTCCGGATCAAATTGCATAATCTCTTCATCAGCATAGTTAGATATTTTAATCCACCCAGTTGGTGTTAACACTTCTGTATCACAATCTAGACACGATATATCACAGCCAACTACATCAGGATCAAGAGGACCGCCAGAATAAGTTTGAGTATATCCTACTACGCAACCTTTCCCACAATGAACATCCTCCATAATCCTAACTGTTTCATTCTCAGTCATTTTAGTATTTAAAAGTTCGTAGACTTGAGAAACTGCTTCTGGTTCAATATTATCAGTAAAGACAATTGCTTTACCATATTTTCCTGTTATTTCCATATCCCTATAATTTCTTTGATAAACTATAAATCCAATGACGTCCTTCTTCAGTCCACCTCTTTACATTTCTTGGTTTTCCTGCCTTGTCAAATATAGTAACTATTTTTGTATATCCAAATTTATCAAATGGTTCCTTTAAGTACCATTTCTTTTTATCATGAGATCTAAAAATTAAATTATTCTTCTCTAATAATCTTAATAATTCTATATTAGATATTCCAAGACCCAAATCTTTCACTATATCTCTTGTTGAATATAGATTTTCTGAAGTAGTTAGGACTCGATTACAATAATCTACTTGAGGCTGTTGATTTTGAATAGTAATCTGTAGGTTAGTAATTTCAGAGGTTAATCTTCCAATTTCAGCGTCTCTCAGAGCAAATCCATTATTTATAATTTCGTCTAATTTTCTTAGACACCATACTCCAAATTTAGGACTACACCACATAGCAAAATGAATAGCTATTAATCTATGCATCCAAGTACCTTGATTCTGAGGAATACCTCCTTTAATAACTACTATTAATTCCGATATCGGAATTCCGATATCGATCGAGACCTCATTGATTAATTCTTTTGTCTGTTGATTACTAAGATAATGACCTAACTGCTTCTTACAAACTTTTGCTATCTCAGTAGCATTAATCATGACATCATTACTTGTCAATGCAAATGGAATAATACATCCATTATACTCAAAATTTAATAATTCATTCATACTTATATAAAATAAAGGGAGTAAATCATATTACTCCCCTAAAACTTATTTCTTTTCTTCAACAGCTTCCTGTCCCTGCGTTTCTTCTTTAGAAGGTTTGTCTTCTTTAACTGGACCTACAAACAATCCGCGAAGAATACACATCTTATTTTCTAAGGTACACTCTGAATGTTCCTTATTATAATATTCACAGATATCAGGGCAACATTTATCGATTACTTCGTCGAGATAAACCAATTTTTTATTTCCGGCGATTTTTTGTAATATATCAGGCTGATCTTTGAAAATTTCCTCAAGAGTGCCTTCTTTTGGAACCATTGAAGTTAAATCTGAATCTTCTCCTTCATTAGCTCCAAGATCATTACAAAAATCGATAAATGATAGTTCTTCATTTCCGGGATCTCTAGGATCAGGGATAAAAGAACAACATTTTCCATAAGGACATTCTTTATCACAAATTAAATGTGATGTTGGAATTTCCTCAATGGGTCTAAAGACTACCACTTTTTCTCCGTTAGATGTGGGAACTTTTACTGTTTTTAACTTTTTCATAATTTAATTCATTAATGTTATTTAATTCTTTACGCATTTATTTTCGAAGCGGATTCTGTATTAATTTCCGCTTCATATATAAGAATTTCAGGGGAGAAGAAAATAAAAAGAAGGAAGTATTTCATTCCTTCTTCTTAAATGTTCTAGTTTAGTTAGTTACTGCATAAAGAATTGTGTTCCCTTCTCTTCTAAGAGTAAATAGTCTTTCAACCTCATTATCACTTATTATTTTATAGTCCTCTCGTTTTTTAGAAACTAGATAATCTTTAATAAGTCCATAATTAAATGACTCTATCACAAGATGACAACCATTTGGAGTATTAATTTTTCCTAGAATATTAGTATATCCTGAGATAAATTTTTCTATATCATGTTGATAGGATTTATCTTCAGAATCAATATCTAAAATCCACCTAGGTTTATCTACAACTCCTTTTGATTGAACCGTTTCATTACTTAAGGCTACTTTCTTTGGAAGATTATGTATATTTGTATAATCATTGTTTGCTACTCTCTTAGAATATTCAAACATACATTGCTTTCCAAATTTTTCCAAAGATCTTGGTGTAATAGATATGTAAGCTCTTGCTTTATAATGTTCACACATCTCCGTTAATCGATTCCAGGATTTTTCAAGAACTCCTAAATCTGTCACCCACCAAGCATATCTCTGTATTTCTTGAAGAGGTAAATCAGGATTCTCTTTTCTTCTTTGTATAACTTGCACAAAATAATATATCTCCGGTTTACCTTTAGAAGATATCTTAAATTTTAGAAGACTTTTTACTGTCTCTAAATTATTTATTACTCTCATGATTTTATAGTATTTAGTAAAAATTTCCAAGAAACTGTTGCTGTATGATCTGAAGAAAAGATATCAACCGTCTTACTAGTACTCTCAATCAATGGAAAATGTTTATCATTAAATCTCGTTGTTTTTGACATAATGATCTGAAACTTTCTTCTTCTAAGCTCTTCATTGTATTTAGTGAGATTAGTTTTCCATTCTTTTCGAATCTCTTCGATTGGCCTTTTTCCAAAACCAATAGAGTCTAAGAATACTTTGATTACACTACTTTTTGGTAATGCTCCTCTTTGATATTCTTTATACATAAGTTGTCTTTTTTGTTTTTCTCCAGGGATACCAGAAATAAAACTAACCAATTCCATTATCATTTCTGATTTTCTTGTAGCTTCTTTATCAGTTTCCTTCTTAGGGAAGTAATAATCTCCAACTATTCCAAGAGATTTAAGAAACTCTATTTTTGGATCTAAAGTTACCTTCTCAGGATAGTACTCTTGAATATATTCATTAGCTATTGCTGCAAGTTTATACTTAACTTCTAATCGAGAAAGGTAATAACTACTAATATCTCTAATTGCACACTTAGTTACTACTGGAAGAGATGAGATATCTATTAGATACTCTCCAGAAAACACTAATTCTGATTTTATTATCCCCAGTCGTTTAAATTTCCCGGCGAGTTTATTGGAAATCATAACTCCTATTAAAGACTGATTAAGAAGACCATCCTTTACTAAACATATAGATTGTCTTGTTTTATATGTTTTTTCGCCGGGTTCTATTCCGACTGTATTTTCTGGGATATTAACTACCACATTAGTATCAAAGCAGATTCCTAAGTTAGCTCGTCTTTTATTTCCAATCGTTCCTGTCACTTTCGCCCATTTATCTTTTTGGTAAGTAACAGCAGTATTACTATCCACTTTTTTAGGAGAAAGTCTTTTATATTTTCCGATCAACTCTGGATTAATAAGAATACTTGCATTATCCTCAATTAAATCAGTTATTAACCTACTAATTGAATATTTATTATAATCTGAATAAATTTTTGGATACTTAGTTTTTCTTTCAATAGGTTTGGGTGTATATTCGGAACGTTTAATAATATCATTAAGATCTTCAATATAATTAGTCATCCCTACACGACCGTACATCTCGTAAAAACCTTTGATAACTATTTCATCTTTTGTTGCTTGCGCTAAAAGTTCAGCAGTATCTAGGTATTCAAGTTTAATTGTACTTCCTAAAAAAGATAATATAATTCTAAGATCCTGGGTTGAATAAGTTTCCCCAGAGTATCTTTCAACTCTTTTTTCTTTTACTATTCCCCATGCAGATGCGTAATTATGAACACTAGGACTAACTCTTATTTTATTTTTTCCATAAGAATCCATTATTAACCAAGGATTACCAGAAGAACTAAGTTTATCTGCTAAAAGTACATATTGATACTTTAGATTTTTCTTATTTCTCAGGATAATCTCAGTACTTTTCCCATACTCATAATCACAGTACTTTACTAATTTTAATCTTGAACCATTAATTTTAATTTCTTTTTCCATAATTCTTATGTTTATTGTTATTTATTATTCATTAGTAAGAGTTTCAAGAGCTTCTAAAAAATCCAAGATATTCATTATAAAATTACGATAACTTTTATCTGGTTTATCTGGAAGTCTAAGAGAATACTCAATAAAACCTCGTAATTCTATATCAGAAGGACAAATATTCATTATAATATCTTTGTAAAGATTATTATGAACTGTTTCTGAGATTATAAGATTATTCTTAAGCTTTCTAAATAAACTTCGTTTTGTTAATTTTTTATAATTATCCTCAGAATGTAAATAAACAGGTAATACCATTACTAAATCTCTAACTTCAGAAGGACTAATCCAGTTCCCTATTGGAGATCTAGCTGCATTTAATTCTTCATAGTTCTTTAGAATATGATAATTCAAAAGTTTATTTCGAAGAATAGATATATTTTTATCATAAATAAATTTTATAAATTCTTCTCTATTAAATAACTGATTAAATCTGATATAACCAACTATAATATTTTTGTTATATCGTAATCTATAAAATTCAATACTTTCTATTTTTATTTTCTTCATAACACATATAAGGAAAATAAACCCCGACCTATCACAGGCAGGGGCTCACACTATAATATGCAATTCAAAGGATTTTCTCTTTTCCATTTATAAGGATTTAAAGCCTTAAAATTGATAAACAATAAGAATCATGGAAAATATTAATGAAGAAAAAATTAAAAAATTTAAAAAGATTACAGAATTAATTTTGAATGGACTAAAAGAAAGAGGAATAAATCCCATCTTATCTGAGGACGACACTTCCCCTAATGAAGAGTGGGGAAATAGTATGACAATGTCTTTCAGTTTTTCTAATGGAGGACTTAAATATTGGTATCTCGGAATTTGGGGATGTGGGAGATGGTCTGAAACTTACGATTGTGATAATTCTGAGGACTATATATCAGTCTTTCTAATTCACAAATGGACGTATGATAAATTTAGACCTAGTAGTTCAGATATAGAATACAGAATTACATTAAACGATAAACCTGTAGAAATATATCATGTAATTCAAGGGTTAGAAGAAATTCATAAAAATCCTATTCAAGAATATTATAAAACTTTTTGGGAACATAAAAGTGATCATGATATGCCTTGTCTTGAATATTTTAGAGATTGGTGGTTTTATGAAGTTACTTATCCGATTCAAGAAAAATTGAGATATAAATGGAGTGTAAAAATATTATATAATTTTCTTAAAGTATTATCATGGATTGACCCTAGAGTCTCACGAAGGAAGTTATTTAAAGAAGAAGGGTGTATTCCAATCTATACTTCCGGATTTTTAGCGACGGAATGGGCATCAAGTCGTGATTGGGCTTTTAATAGCTTTGCATGGTTATATGAAAAATTTCCATGGTGGTTATGTAAAATCTGTAAACATAAATTATTTGATGCACACTGGAACGTCGCTGATTTTCCGGAAGAAGTAACAAATACTTTAGAAAAAAGAATGTGGAAAGGAGTAGTAATATGAAAAAGTTTAAATTTGAGGAATGGTTAGATGAGAAAGGTGGAGGTTGTGAATTCATTTTAATATGTCTTTTTTGGAAATTTATATTTGATCCTATTATATACCTAACTACCAAAGATATGGATTGGGTAGTAGCATCACAAACTCCATTCATAATATTTATTCTAACTCCATACATATTATTTAGAACAAGAAAAAGATGGAAAAAGAAAGATTAGATTTATTATTAGTTTATGCAAATGATCTATATAGATATATTGCTAAGAAACTTGGAGAAGATTATGAGCCAAAAAATTTAATTGGTCTTTTAGGATGGTTAGACGAACATAACGTAATAATACATATCCAACCAGAATTTTATAGTCAAGGTATAAATTGGAATTGGCAAATTTCATTTTATAATCCAGAAACTTTTGATGATCCAGATCTTATGGATGGAACTGGATTATATGGAGATAATGGAGAATATCCTACTAGAGGAAAAGCTATGTGTTGTAGTATTGTTAGAGCACTAGAATTATATATCCTTGAGATGATAGATTCTGAAGAAATTCTAGGCGATTACAAACTTCCAATGCCTTCTGGAACAACAGTACAAGATCTCTTAATTTACATGATAAGAAATCAATATTCTGTAACAGTAGATGAAAAATGGTCGGAAATGAAAAGAAAATCTATTAATGAATACTTTAATTACTTAAAAGAAAGGATAATAGAATGTTGGGAAAAAGTTGTCTAGGATGTTTTATGTTCTTGGTAATAATGTTCTTAGGATGTTTATTCCTAGGATTTATAACTAAGATTGTATTCGCGCTATCAGTAGGAGTATTTATTCTTACAGCATATATCATTGGAATAATTTTTATGGCTTTCGTGATTTATAATGCAATTAAATTTTTACTTACATCATGAAATGGAGAAATTTTATACAAGATTTAGTTCTGATAATTATTGGAGTTATTCTTTCAATAATTCCAGAAAAATCAGAATTTACAGAGATGCTAACTACATTCTTCATAACAGGAGGAGTTGTTAAATTAGTTTGGGATTTTATAGTAAATAGTGATGAGGATTGATTATGGAAACTATAGAAATAAATTATAAATATAAACCAGGAACAAGATTATATCGAGTTACTTATGGAGAGCTTAAGTATTATGATGTTGAATGCGTAAATATAAACTTATCATTAAATCGAGATGAACCGCTTATAACATATCAACTCAGAGTTAATAATTCATCAGGAAACAGAGATACAACTTGGGATTTTGAAATTGATAAATATTATTCATTAACCCCAGAAGAAGCTTTAAAGAAACATTCAGCGGAGTTATTAGAAAAATTTAATTCTAAAGATAAATGACGATTATAGTAATTATATTCTCAATAATAATATGTCTAATAGGAGTTTATTTTCTCTTAATTGAGACTAGAAGAATAAGAAAATGGCTAGGAATTGGACTAATTCTTATCACAGCGTGTATTGTATCTACTATTTATACTGAATGGGTAAATAATAGAGTATTTCAGTATTATACACTTAAGATTACTCTCAAAGATAATACCGAAAAAGTCATAGAGTACGTTAAAGCCTCTGAGTTATCTATACGATTTGCTGAGGATTCAACTATTATAGTTTGTGATACTATTCCTAGTGTAGTAAAAATAGAATTAATTGAAGTAAAACAAAAACGTTATGGAGAAGTACATAAGAACGCTAATTTCTAAAGGAATGTCCAGAATAGAGGCTGAAATGTTTATAGACGGATTAACAAAAGTTATTCTAGAAAAAAGAGAACCAGAACCAATTAAAGCAATATTTCCTACATACTATAAAATTAAAACAATAGATTCAAATACTAATGAAGATCTTGGTTTCATAAAGTTTGATGTAGGATTTGATGCTAAATTTTTTGATTATGATACTGCCAAAAAAATTTGTACATATTTAAATGAACATGATATATACAGACAATTAGATTCAATCGATGCTGTAAATTATAATAAAAAACCATGGTTAACTATAACTCGCGATTGGAGATCTTATGTGAAATATATTACAAATGAAGGTAATGTTTTTTATATAGAAGTGAATTGGAAGATAGGACAAGCAAGTTGGAAAATAGTACCATTTTATGATTAGAATATTACTCTGTGGGTTAGCAATCCTATTTGTAATTGGAATTTGGACTATAGAATTTATACAAAGATTATATGGAAAAATACTTGGAAAAATTAAAAGCGCTTGGAGTAAAAGATGAAGAAGCTGCCAAGAATCTACTTAGAGAAATAATCAATGATATTCAAGAAAAAGACATCATACATTTGATCATTTATTACCAAACAGGAAGTTCTTTTGAAACGCATAATGATGTAGATATTATTGATTATCCTTGGAATAATATATCTATCGCAAAAGAAAATGAAGAAGCAATTCGACAGCATTATAAATTTGCAATGGATTTAGAATATATATGTACTTCTGAATCAAGAGAAAAACTTAAAAAAGAAGCTGCTAAGAATTGGTGGTATGTAGAAGGACAATACAGTAGATATTCTCTGAAGTTAAAGAAAAATGATGGAACTTTCTTTACTTATAGTACTCCATGGATTGGCTACTTTGAACGTTTAAATGACATAGAAATAAAAATTTGTAACAGTTAATAATATTAACTACACTAGTCTATTATGGATTGGTGTAGTTATTTATTTTGCTCCTTTAATAGGATGAGAATCTTATATGTGAAAGAAAATATTTTTATTAATTAAAACAATAAAATTATGTTAGAATTTAAACCAGAAAAAGAATTAACAACATTAGACAAGTACAAAAAGTTATATGGTTTCTATGAGGGAAATCTAAATTATGTCCCTAGAGGGGGAGATCTAACAAAACATATTGGATCTTCTTTAGCATTAATTGATTATTCTAGAGATGAAACTGGAAGATGGGACTATTCTCTTAAAGAAGTAAAAGTTGAGGATATAACTGATTATGATCCTATGACTACAACTTCGATTATTAAATATAAAATAATTGGAGAAGAGGAAGTCAAAGAAGCTAGAATTATTCCGGAAGGTTTTAGTTTTGAAAGTCCAGAAGAAACGGGTAAATCATTAAGATTTCTTCCGTTATCAATGCATTTTAAAGTTCAGGAAGAGAAAGCTTTTTATGATAGACTTTTAGCGAAGTTTGATAATGCTAAAACACTATCCATTGAAGCTCTTGAAAATCTATCAAACTCTAAAGAACAACCAGAACTTCTAGGACGTAATTATAATATTGCAGCAGTAATTAAAACTGATGAAGAGACTCCAGAAATTCTATACTTTAGAATTGATAAACTAAAATTAAAACACAATAAACAAGATAATTATGCGATTACTTTAACTAACGAAGATAAAGATAAAACATATACATTCTTGATTGATTCTAAAGCAGAGTCTTATGAATTCTCTTATGGAAAAGAAAAAATAGGAGATCTTAAAATCTTAGATCTCCAAAAATTATAAAAAAAAAATAAACCCAGGCCCTATTATATAAAATAAGGCTTGGGATTTTTATTTCTACACAAATAATGCTGGTTTACATCTACTTCTCCAGTCTAGAAGATAACCAGGCTCAATCTCTTCTAAAAGTGTTGAAGTTTCTTTTAATTGAATAATACAATCTAGACATAAATTTATACCAGAATTTTTGCTTCCAAAGGCAAGATATTCTTTTTTCTCTTTTTCTAGCTGATTATATTCAAATCTAGAGCATAAATCAGACCATGCTCCTTCTTCATACATATTTTTTCCACAAATTGCACACTCACACTGTCCTAAACCAGCAATAGGAAAAAGTTGTTCAGGATCAGTAAAAGAATGAAATAAATGTCTCATAAATCTTCTATACTGTTCTGTACGATAAGCCTCCACAAGTAATCCAATCTCTCCAAGATCTGGTTGAAGAGATCCTTGTGGATTTTTATTTTTTCTATAAGCTATAATTCTCTCTGGAAGTTGTCGATCTAAGAGTGGTCTGGGGAAAAGGTATAAATAAATTAAATTTTTCTCTTCCACGCTTAGTGTCTGATTTACCCTTAAAGAATTAATAACTTCATGTGCATCACAATCTTTTAGTTTGTCAATGTAAAATTTTAAAGAATTCATGGTTTTATTGTTTAATGTTAATGATAATACATTAATAAGAGTTTGTGGGGAACAAAAAAGAGAACTTAAGATCTTCTCCTAAGTTCTCCCAACAAAACCATTTTCTTTATATTAAACTACCCAAGAAAGTATTCAGATTTTTCATAATCCTCTTTTCTTTTAGGCTGTGGTGTAGTTTCTTCCAAAATCGTACTCGTAAAGATGACTTTATCTCTCTTCTTTTCACGATATTCATCTTTATGGTGTACGTGTTGTTCACTTACAATGTCTTCTCTAACAAAGTAGTTTTCATTCTTTTCCATGTCTTTTAAGTTTTTCATTTTTGTTTAATTTTATTTTACATATATAAGGAAATTGGGGATTCTGAAAATACCTTAATTTCTAGTATTCTTTTAAATCCACTCTTCGGACATGGAAGTCTTGATTCTAGAATATCAAAACTTTCCCTAAATCTAGTTCCATAAAATTCTTCAGGACTTGGATCAGGATACACCAAGAAATCTCCGGTTGGATAATATCCTTGATTTTCTCTTATGTCTAAAAGAAGAGGATTTACTTGATTTAATTCATCTAAAGATATCTCAGTAATTGATATATTTTCCTCACCTTCATCACAATCTACTTCCACAATAAATGTATAATTGTTATTCTTCTCCAAAATCATAGTCTACTCTGATTATATGTTCTGGACTAACTTTTTTCACTAGAATAACTCCATTACCTGAAATAAATACTTCATCTTCTAATCCTTCTAAATCTACTTTAAGTATTGCTATCTCAGGACCTCTTCGAAGAGCTACATTTCTTGCTGTCAAAGGATCTGAACTTAAGTGTACGTATTCTCTACTCCCCGGGACTAACCCATCTCTAAATATACTTTCTAAAAACTTCCTTTGCGTTCCATGATAGACAATATTACATCCTGTATACTTCTTAAAATCAGCATTAATCCCTTTAACACTGTGACCTTGAAGTGCACGAATCTTTCTTAAGTCGGCCGATAATTCATAGCGCTTTTTATTATCAGTATCTACTATTTCTTTTAGTTCAGATATAGTCCAGCCATGATCAATTAACTTCTTTGTTTCTAACCAACCTTCTGAATCAAGCGCTCCTTCTACTTCGGCCGGATTATGTCTTAGAATATATGCTAACTCTTTTCCTCTATTCTTCTTCATATAATCTTCCTATTTTTATAAATTCTCCTATTAAATTTACAGTTTCAGTTATAAAGTTTTCATCATTATATGTTGATGTTGATACTAATAAAATCTGTTTAGGATACCCAAAATATCCAATATTATTTATCACTCTATCTCGAATATACTGAAAATTTATTTCACATTTATCTAGAATTGAATTTATGTAGTTACTTTCTGGATTAATTTTAATAAGATCTTCTAAAAACCTCATAAATCTACATTGCGTTCTACTAGTAAATTTCATTATTTTATCCAAAGGTTCTAAGTAATCTCGAAAAAGTTTTTCTAAGAAGTAGAATGAAAGCTCATCTATCTTCAGAAAATTTCCATTACCAGTATAATATTCTACTAAATAGTTAGAGCTATCACTGAGATCTAAGCAAACTTTGAAAGGTTCCATGAGATTTACAAAAGATTCATCCTCCTGAAGAAGTTTTCTGTGAAAATACGTATCTATATCTCTACATAAACTCAGATATTCTTTATATGTTTCTTTACATATTCTTCTTAGTCTATTCACATGATCTTCCATACCACCAGATTAAAAATTTTCTTAACTTTTCATCTTTCCAATTAGGTGTAAAACAATTAACAATTCTCCTTCTTATTTCTGTTCCAGAATAAGTTACATGCACATCATCTTTTCGATCAGGATAAATTTTTATATTATAGAATCCTCCATTTTCTTTATATCTCTCAGCTACAGAATCTCTAGAACCACATATATAAATTTCAGAATCTTGTGGTATTTCCTCAAGACTTTTTAAATAATTAATTCTATGATCTAGCGTTTCAACCCATTTAGGATAATTACCTAGATCACTAATTTTAAATATTTTCATCTTTGGATAGGACTCAAGTACCATTTCTTTCCTTGCTTCAAAAGGGAGAGGATCATGTGCAGTTCTTTCTGAGTTTTTTGTTTCTCCTATAAAAATAACTACATTATTATTTCCAAAATCTCCTCTAACTTTATCTAATAAATAGTTATGTCCTCTTGTTAGATTATCTACTTGAAATCTACCAACAATTACTCCAATCTTAGTGCTCATTTCTTTTTTTTCTTTTATTATATGTTCTTTTTAATACATTTGTTTTAAGATATTCTTCACAACCTGTAAAAATTCTTCCTAATTCTGCTTTATTATCATAAGGCATAACAAATTTCCTATTCACTAAAGCAGTCGGAACCTGGTGAAGAGTATACAGAGCAGTTCCTTTAAAGAATCTAGATCTTTCAAGTTGATATCCTACGAACCCTTTAGCCTCTCCTGATGTAGTAATTGATAAGACAAATGATATCTCTCCAACTACTTTAAAAACAATACAATAGTGAAGTATAGGTCCAATAGGAAGAAATGCTACATCACCTCTTTCAATAGTTTCAGGTCTAAGTCTTTCTATATACATCGGAAGATATTTCTCCCTAAGATCGGCTGGAATTTTCTCTTCTAACTCCTTTGATCTAGTTACTATCTCTTCTTCCCTTTGTGATATAGATTTTTCTTCAGAGTCTCCAGCCGTAAGTGAGGGAGTTATAAACTTCCGCTTAATATCTAAAATTTTTTCAATGCAATCCCTATCTTCAGGCTTTTTATACCAAATTTTAATCAAATCCATAACTTTATTACATCTAGTTCTTGTTGCCTCTGGACTAACTACTCCTGGACCAACCATGAGAAATCTAATCATCTCATCCAAACCTTCAGTAATTGTCTTCTTAATACTATTTTTGATACTCTTATAGTTATTTATTGATTTTCTAATATCACCTAATTCTGTAACAGCTTCTTTAATAGTTTCCATAGAGTTAATTTTTCATTACTTTATCTATTACTAATTGTTTTATATCATCTTCAGTTAAACCAAAATAATTACTAAGATTTTTAAGAATAAATACTCCTTTATAATGCTGAGTAGGATTAAGAATACTATCTAGAGAGGTATCACTATAAAGACTTTTATATTGTAAGATTCGTTTATATTCAACATTATCCTTTTCAAGTAATTTCTCTATATAAAATTTTTTTAATTTCGGATAATTTCCTAAGAAAAATTTAAGATCAATCTCAAGAATACTAAGATAATACCCATCTGTTACATTTAAATCCACTAATGGTTTACTAGATAATGCAGAGAAATCTATAGAATCTACATGAGAAAGAGATTCAATAACATCCACAATTACATCTCTTGGGCTATAAGTATCATCTACACCTACCAAAAGTTGCTCGATTTCTGTTCCTTTCATAGCAGTTTTCTTAATATCTAAAACTCCTCTAGTTATACCATCTCTTATATTATCTACATTTTCAAGATTTTCAGAGAAATATCCTTGAATAAAATCCTTTATATTATTATTTCCTGATAATTTTTCTAAAATATTATTTCTCTTATTTATCGGAATACATAAATGTATTTCTCGATCTGATTCAATATCTAACCAATATGAATCAAAGAAATTTAAAAATATACTTGATACCTTTTCACGTCCTCCACTATAACTGAACTGTTTGAGCGAAAAAGGTTCAATATAACTTCCTAGATAAAGAACTAATTCCATCGGAGATAATGCATATACATATCCAGGTTTCCATTTTGTCGTTTTAGGTTTTGTTGCAATCAATTTCCCAATCTCCGTAGAATATATAAATGATTTATTTGTTGAATCTTCCTTTACTAATTTTAAACTAGGAAAACATCCAATACCTAAAGAGAAAGTTCCATGTAGATTTCCATCAGAAACATATCTAGTATCTTGAAGAATCTTAAAAAATCCTTCAATAGCTACATAAATATAAACGTTTCGCCCTGGGAGTTTTGAATCTAATTCATCATTTTGAATCCTTACAGCTACTCTAGGTCCACCCTCTCCATATTTAACATTATACCTTTCATATGAAGAGAAAAGTGAATTCTCTGCTAAAGATATATGAAATCCAGAGTTAAGTACAACAACCTCAGAAATATCTTTCTCTTCCACTGTTTTGTTACCATTCAAATTGAAATTAGCTGACTTAACACTATTATATACTTTCTTACGTGATGGTTTTGTTAAGTCCTTTTTATTTACAACTTCTGGAAACAAATCTGTTCCATGGTCAAAATAAACTAATGTTATTTCATACGGAATATTCAAATTTTTCATATTTTTTTATTTTATTTTACATTTATAAGGGACTTAAAGCTTTATTTATGTAATAAAATTTTAATAAAGAATAATAATGAAAAAGAAAATTTATTTTATTTCAGGACATAGAGATATTACTGAAAAAGAATTTAAAGAATGGTATGTTCCTCGTCTTGTAGAAGCAGCGGCCGAAGATTCAGAATTCGTAGTAGCTGAATGTATCGGAGTTGATAGATTAGCTCAAGATTGGTTAAGAGATAATCTTAAGAATCATTCAAGAGTTACAGTTTATCATATGCTTGAAAAACCTAGATATTTAGCTTCTATGTTATTTAAAACGGCCGGAGGTTATCAAGACGATGTTCAAAGAGATTCAGCAATGACAACTATATCAACAGAAGATATCGCATTTATTCGAAAAGGTAGATGGACTTCTGGAACCGCACAAAATATATTAAGACGTTATGAAAAAACTAATTAATTGCTTCTTTAAGGGTATATTTGCAACTGTTATGATTGCAATAACTGGGCAACTTTACTGGAATTTTTATATAGTAGAGAAGTTTGGAATAGGAAAAGTAGTAGAAGATAGTTCTGTATTTATAATTGGAGCAGCTGTATTATACTCTATCTTTGCTCTCTTAACAGGAAGAAAAGATGAAGAAGTATATGAAAAATTTGATTGGATAGAATTAATATGTCTATTTATAGGAAATATATTTTTAATATATCTATTCAAATAAGATAATTAAAGAGGGAGGAGACAACTTCCTCTTTTTATTCCTTAAAAGCCTTATTAATGAGATAATAAAATATTAATGAAAAACAATAAACAAAAGTATTATGAATTCAAAACAATTTATAGCAATTACAACCGGAACGGCAATAGTATCTGGTATAGTAGGAAAACTTATAGGTAATAAAACCTGTAAGGAAAAAATGAATTATTACAAAGAAACATCTATTAAGCTTTTTCACTCTTTAGAAATCAAAGAAGAGGAGCTTAATAGATTAAAACAAGCTAATAAAGATCAAACTGAGATTATCAGAGATCTCACAGCAAAAAATGAAGAATTAAAACAAACTTACGAGATCCAAACTAAAACTATTAAGGATCTTGTAGAAGAAAACAAAAAACTCGAAAAGAAATTAAAGGTATCAATTTCAGTAAGAGGGAAATTATTGAATAAACTTAGTAGTCTTCACAGGTTAGTTAAAAACTTAGAACCTACAGGAGACTTAATGAAACAATATCAAGAATTTATCCTTACACCGAAAAGAGAACATGATGCCATAAAAGACGAGGAAATGATGAAGGAAGGAGTTTGATCTCCTTTCTTTTCTTCTTCTCATCCTTTAAAAGCCTTATTAATGTAATTAAAACTTAAAAGAAAAGAAAAATGGAAAAGAATTATGAAAAACAAATATTTCCAGAAGAAGGAAATATCTTAGGGACAGTAAAATTTAAATTCCCGGGAGAAGGAGAATACAGTCTTGCTTTTAATGGCAGGAGTAGTGTTAAAATTCAAGACATAGTAAATAAAGTATGTCTAGGAAAGAGAATAAAAATAAAATTACAAAAACTCATTAAAGATAAATTGATGAGTAGAGTAATAACTATAAAAGATACTTACGAAATGACAAATAACCTATTCGTAAGAGTATTTAATAGTGAAAAGCAATTTATCGGATTTATTCATATTAAAAAAGAATTATAATCATGAAAAAGAATGAAAAAGTTTTAATTAAAGTATCTCCTAAGAATATATTTAAAGCAGGAATAGGGTTACTAGCTATTGATGAATACTACAAGGGTGGATTTCAGGCGGGTCTATCTGTTTTAATTGGAGGAGCAATTTTAGGATGGTTATTTTTTGATGAATAAAACCCATTAAGAAGGAGTGAGAAAGTTCATTCCTTCTTTCTTTATTTCCTTATAAGTGTATAAATAAAAATAAATAATTATGCTAGAATACTTAAAGAAAACATATAAAGAAAATCATGAACTTGGATATGAAAAAATCTATATTGCAGTAGATATTCATGGTACCATTCTTGAACCTTCATGGAATAAAACTGAGAACTTTACATACTTAGGATCCTCAAAAGAAGCACTTCAGGAATTATCAGCTAGAGAAGATACTATATTATTAATATGGTCATCCAGTTATCCTGAAAAATTAGAAATGTACCAAGAGAAATTCAGGGAAGATGGAATAAATTTTAAATACCTCAATCAAAATCCAGAAGTAAGATCAGGAAGAATTTCTTGTTTTGAAACTAAACCTTACTATGATATTCTTTTAGATGATAAAGCTGGATTCGAATGGACTGAATGGAAAGATATATTAAATTGGTTAGAAAATGAAAGAAGGTGATATTGTAAAAATTAATCCACAGAATAATGGATTTATAGGTTGGGCTGAATTTCTAGAGATCATTAGAGATTTTGGAAAAAGAGACCCTGAAGAATATTACGTCATCGATATTCTAGGGCCGATTTATTCAATTGTTCATTCTGCTCAAGATTCAGGATTTTCGGAGAAGACTATTAATACTTCTAGTCTTCGGCCCATCCCTATTGATGAAGAATTATTTATAAAATACTGTGCAGAAAGATGTACCCTAAGAAAGAATTGTATAAAAGGATGTGCATTAATAAAATACTCACCTAAAAGCCTTATTAATGTAAACAATAAAAATATAAACAATAATGAAGAGTGAAACATTAATTACTGCTTTAGTTACAGCAGGAACACTATTTCTAACAAAAATAATGTTAGATGATGTGATATTAAGAACTAAAAAAGATGAACTAGAAAGAAGACTCGAAAACGCTATGAGAAATTATGAAGGTGATTCGAGAAAGCTTACAGAAAAAGAAAAAGATGAGGTTAATAAAGAGTACGATTCTTTATGTGCTAAACTAGTGAAGAGTTCATATAGTAGTCTCTTCTTAAATAAAAAACTAGAACAAGAAATCGATACTTTCTATTATAAATCTCGTAAACTTAAAAGTAGGGTATAAAATCCCTACTTCTTTTTTTTATTCTTGAGAACCTTATTAATGTTAAATAATAAAAAATAAATTATGATAGTACTTGGAATGAGCTGTGCAGATATGATAAAAGAGCACAAAAAAGACGAAGAAATAATTGATGAAAAATTAATGGAGATCTTAAATAATAACAAATATAAGATCAAGAAAATTTATGATAGAACAAAAAAGCCTGTACCTATAATAGATCGAAAGTTGAAAATTAGAGGTACAAATTATAATATCGCAGTAAATGATATAAGTTCTCCAAAAGAAGAAATAAAGAAATCATTAATACAATATCATCCATATATAATAACTAATGATATTTGGTCTGGAAATAAAGTAGCAATGTTCTTTATAGAGTCATGTGCGAGATACGAATCAAAAACACTGGTAATGTTACTAGAGCCGCACCTTATAAAAAGATATCGTGAGAGATACTTAGAATCAGTGCAACCAGAGAAAGTGACATTTGAAGACTTAGTTTCAACCTTTCTGAAAAGAAATCGAATATATTTCAACTTAGAGTATTTTCCCATTTTTGATAAGAAAGATCCGAGTAGGTTAATAGATATCAGAACAATAAGTAGAATGAAAGATGGAGTAGTATTTGGAAGAGTTGAACCTACTGGAATTGTTAGATTTATTACATTTATAAATAATAGTCAAGTTAGAAAATCAGATCAAGGAAAATATGTAGAGAATGGATACTATGACAAAATGGTAAAATTATTTCAAGATCCGGAACTTAGAAGAGAAGATATAATTAAATATTTTTAAAAGGGAGTAAATACAAAACTCCCTTCTTTTTTTTATTTCCGGCCAGTAGATAAAGAAGCCCTGAAAACCTTATATGTGGCATAATAAATAAGATGTTATATTTAAATTGTATTTTGACTTATAAGCCCCTGGTTCGTGATGAATAGAGGGCTTTTAATTTTGGCCGGATGATATAACTTGAAGGCCTTATATATGAGAAAAATAAGTAAATGATAATACACTCCTTAAGCAATAATAAAAAAAGCTTAGGGAGTTTTAAATTTTTATAATATGAAACTAGAAAAATTAATAGAAAAATTTGATCGGTGTTTAGGTACTGTTATAGTTATCTTAGGAATTATATTAGTAATTTCAATAGTAATATCACCTGCACCAAAGCCGAAAGAAATAATTTGGCAATCAGACGAGGAGTATGAATATGAACAATTCCTCGACTCAATAATGAAAGAGGAAGAAGAACTGAAAGACGAAAAGACAATAAAGGTAACTGCAACTGTCTATAATCCAGTCGAAAGTCAATGTGATTCTGATCCTCTAGTAACAGCAGATAATTCAAAAATTGACCTTGAAAAACTAAATCAAGGAAAACTTAAATGGATTGCTGTATCTAGAGATCTTAGAAAACAATTTAAATATGGATCAAAAGTAAGAATTAGATGTAAATCAGATCCAAGTATCGATGGAATATATGAAGTTAGAGATACCATGAATGAAAGATATAAATTTTGTATAGATATCTTAAAACCCGTCGGAGAAAGTAAGGGGAAATGGCATGACGTCGAAGTAAGTTCAATATAAGAAAGGGATTAATTTTCCCTTTCTTTTTTTATTCCTTAAAAGCCTTATATATGTAAAAAAAATAAATGAGCTAGCTCCTAAAGTATATGTGCGAAATATACAAAAGGAACTAGCATTAATTTTTAAGATTAAGAAAAATTCATAGAAAAATACTGGCATTAGAAAAATAACCCAAAATAAACTAGACCAGTATTATGAATAAAAATGAAATTATTCAATATGCTATCATTGCTATAATTATAATCGCAGTGATAGTATTTCTAGAGGATTCTGAATTAAAAGATATCCTCATAGATATATTCAATGATTCTCTGGCACAAATGAATGTAGACAGAGAAAGACGGAGGTTTAGACGAATGTTTGACGACTGACTCTAAACCCACTAACTAAAATCCTGAGATAGAAAATATCTTGGGGTTTATTTTTCTTAATCTTCATATATTAGAATCTAAAGGATCCTAAAGAGCAAAATGTAACTTATTTATGAAGACACAGGAGCTTCCCTTATATTACACCCCTTTTCGCTACCGCTAGGGGTGTCTAAGGAAGAAACTTTGAATAAGATATATAGGGATAAACTCAAAGAATAGAGATATTATAAAGATTTTATATTATTGATTTTCGCCTCTCCAAGGAGGCGAATCTAATCTAAATATTAAACAGAACTTTTTTAAATATATTTTATTATATTAGTATATGGTTAAAATTACTCTATTTAAAGTTCTGTTTTGCTTTTCTTATCCTTTCAAACTCTAATTAATGAAGAAGGGAAACTCCTATGTCTTCAATTTTATGTAACTGGATTCTGTATTAGAATTCAATATTAATATGATAATAAACTTAAAATATTAAATAGTATGATAAAAAGATTAAATGATTATGTAGTTCCTAGAGGAATAAGATTTATATCAGAATTAGGAACAGACTTTAGATTTTACAAGTTACCTGTAAAATGTATTATTAATAAACAACTCCCTGGGTGTGGATTTACTGAATATTGCTTAAGAGGACCTGAGAATGTTATACTTTGTTCTCCTAGAAAAATGTTGCTCAAAAATAAGAAAGACCAGCATGGTAGGGATGTTTATTTGGTTATAAACGAACTAGAAAAGGAAGTAGCTATTGATAAGGATCTTTCTAAAATAGATAAATCTCAGATATTTATGGAAAAAATGGATGAGATAGTTCATGGAAAGGATACAGTTTATAATAGATTAATGAATGAAATAAAAGACTACCTAAATGAAAGAAAATATTTAGGAGATAAACCAGCCAAGATACTAGTAACATATGATTCTTATAGAATTGTAAAAGATATCCTAGAAAGTCTTGGTATATTCCAATCATTCTATACTATTATAGATGAATTTCAGACAATCTTACATGATTCTAAGTTTAAGTCTAATACAGAACTAGA